GCCGGCTGGTGGGACGCCATCAGCGGGGCGTTCGGCAAATCACTGACGGGCGCAACCACCGCAGCCCAGGGGCGGACGCTGCTGGAGCTCGGCTCCGCAGCGCAGGCGGCTACGACAGATTTCATCTCCGCCACCGCTGATCCATACGCAAGTTTGGCGGCATTGTTCGCCGGAGGAACGCGTCAGGTTGTTCTGTTCAACGGCGCTACTGGTTTTTCCAATGGCACGGGGGCGTCCACCGACACGAGCAGCGGCACCGCCACTGGACAAAAGCCAAATTATGGCATTTACATTACGGGTTCAACCACGACTGGATTCGCGGGATTGTCGGTAATCCCGGTGCCGGTTGCATTCAACATAGCCAGGGGCAGGTTTGCCATAGGCAATATCGCAAGATTTAGATTTAGTTGCCTAGTATGGGTGCCAGTTCTTAGCGATGCCAGTAATAGTTTTGTCTGCCACTTTGGGCTCTACGCCGATTCGGGAACCTACTCGCAGCGGCGGGCCGTTGGAGCCATCCTGATCGATAATGCAATATACGCCGTTGCAACAGCGGCAGGCGTCTCCGTTCTTTCTGCGGCGTTTGCCACTGTAACGGCGGATACAGTAATCCATTTAGATATAGAATACACGGGCTCGGTTGTAAGTGTTCGTGTCAACAGGGGCAGTCCGCTGACTGTAAACAGCGGCTTTCCGGCCAACACGTCAGCGAACTCGATGAATGCGGGGGCGTTCATCTCAAAGACCGCGGGCACTACATCTCGCGAAATGCACGTCGCACTTGGGGCCTATATGCTGGCGCAACTGAATTTCCCATGACACAGAAACTTTTTGTCTGGAGGCAACCAGACCCATACACAATCGCATTCGTGACTCACGCAGACGCCCCTCCCGGCGATCAGTGGGAGGAAATGGACCAGCAAACGTATGATGCATGGAGGGACGCCCAGCCTTTCCCTGAATCTTCGTTCCCGCCAGGTAACGGTCAGACTCAGCCGGACGTTTATGGATTTTTTACGGAGATAGCAACCAACCCGCAGATAAACGATGCGCTCGGAGACGTGCTAAGTCGGCTGATAGCAAGAAAAACAGAGGACAACCCTGTTCACGACCCGATTGCGGCTCTAGCGCTAAGCGCCGGCCTGCAGGACTTGGCCAAGACTGGCGAGACGGCTGTGTTCCTCGTCGGCTGGGGCAAGGCGGTTGCCACGGGATTGATTTCGCCAGGACTGATCACCGGAATGCAAGCGCTGGCGGCTGCATTCCGGCTGCCATCAGAGTTTATTGATGCTCTGCAACCGGGGGATGCGAGCTGACCCCTGTTTCTACCCATACTGAATCCAGAAACCATCGAACCAGCAGTGGACCGACGAACCGAAATGGCGCAACTGGCAACGGAGCTGCTGAGCGAGCAGATCAGGCCCGTGCGCATCTTGTCGCTCTCGGATGAGGGGGGCGAGCCCCAGGGCGAGTTTGAATCGAACCGTCAGCGCTTTAACTTCAAGTTCACCAGGGCCGGTGAGGTGACCTACAAGCCCAAGGGCCAGGGCGGCGGCGGTCGGGAGGACAGCGACATCCAGGACGGTCTCCAGGCCCGGATCGAGCGCATGAAGGCCCGCCTGGGGGCATCGTGATGAACTGGATCGAGGGCCTGCTGGATCCCCTGCTGGATCGCCTCGCCACGGAGCTGGCGCTCAAGGTCCGCGCCCAGCTGGATGGTGCGATTGATGCCGCGCTGGATCGGGCGGAAGACCGGATCGCCACGGCCTCCGAGGGGCTGGAGGAGCGGCTGCAGGCAGCGGCCACGAAGCCCATCGCAGACCTGAAGCTGGGGCTGGTCCTCCAGTTGCAGCATCAGGCGCTGGCGACCCTTGCACCGGGATCTCGACTCCTCACGAACCAGGAGGTTGAGGAGGCGGCCAAAGCTGCCGGGATGACTCCCGCCGCAGACATGAGGGCCGCAATCACCTCCGCAGCCTCTTCGGTGCGTGCTGCCGCAGCGGACCGCCTGCGCAACCGCTTGAACTGGCCAAAGCGCCGTGATCGATGAGCCGACACCAGGCCCTGCAGGATCGTCTCCTGGCCATCGAGGCTCAGCTGGCGGTGTCCGCCCCGGTCGCCCCGGGCGCCCTGCCCCGGCCGCGCCGGCCTGGCTCCATGCGGCACGATGCCGCCGACCAGGTTTCACCGGTGCTGCAGCAGCTGCTGGCCGAGGTGCTGCCGGGTGCGTTGGTGCTCGACTGGCGGCAAGAGGGTGCTGGCCATGCCGGGCGGATGGCGGCCGATGGCCTGGTCTTCCGCTTCCGCGTTGATGCCGCCGGTGTCGGCTACAGGCCCGCCTGGGACGGCGTGCTGGAGCGTGGCTGGGAGATCCGATCCGACTCCTTCCTTCAGCTGCGGGCCCCTGATCTGCGGATGGACTTCCGCGGCAGTCCCCCCGCCTCGGGCCAGAAACGAAAATGCAAGACGGGCTATGGCTGTGGCAGCACCTGCATCTCCCTGCAGAAGGAGTGCCGGATCAGCCCGGGCAGCGCGCTGGGGAAGGCCCGGCTGCGGCGGCTGCAGCAGCTGGCGGCCGCTGGCGACAGGGGCGCCCAGGCCACCGCCGAGCAGGTGCAGGCCTCCAGGGGTGCGGCGGCGGCAGCGCGGCAGAAGGAGCGCAACACCAAGCGGGTGGAGCAGCTGCTGGCACGGCCGGAAATCGCCGAATTCCTGCGCACTGGCAAGCTGCCAGCCGGAGCCAACAGCTCCACAGTGCCGGGCACCGTCCGGGAGATGAAGCCAGGGGAGATCAGCTTCGATCCCAGTCGCTTCCAGTACAAGCTCAATGCCACCGCCACCACCGGCGAGGTGGGCAGCCTCTCGGGGGTGCGGAAGTGGGACGCCAACCTCTCCGGCGTGATGAGCGTCTGGAAGGACCCGGGCGACGACAAGGTCTACGTGATCAACGGCCACAATCGGCTGGCCCTGGCCAACCGCCTGGGGGCGGAGGCCGTCACCGTGCGGTTCTTCAATGCCGCCAATGCCACGGAGGCCCGGGCGATCGGGGCCCTGCAGAACATCGCCGAGGGCGCCGGCAGCCCGATGGATGCCGCGAAGTTCTTCCGCGACACCGGCATCAAGAGCCAGGCGGATGTGGAGGCCCGTGGCCTGCCCCTCGGCAGCGGCCAGGCCGACAAGGGCCTGAAGCTCAGCCGGCTGCCTGGGGACGTGTTCAACGCCGTGGTGCGGGGCGACCTGACGGTGAACCGCGGCGCGATCATCGGCGGCAGCGGTCTCGAGGAGGCGAAGCAGCGGGAGGTGTTCAAGATGATCAGCTCCCGCAAGGGCATCGCTGATCAGACCCTCCAGGAGCTGGTGGAGCATGCCGCCGCCAGCCAGCAACGCACCCAGACCACGATGAGCCTCTTCGGGGAGACCCAGGAGGCGAAGGACAACCTGATCACCCGGGCCAAGCTCTCCGCCGGCCTGAAGGCCAAGATCAGCCGGGAGAAGCGGCTGTTCAGCACCGTCAGCAAGGCCCGGGCAGCCACCACGCTGCAGCAGAAGGGGGGCAACGTGATCAACCAGGAGCAGAGCGCCAAGGTGGCCGGCGAGGCCAGCGAGGCCCTGGGAGTGTTCGAGCGGCTGAAGAGCTCCGCCGGCCCGATCAGCTCGGCCCTCAACCGTGCCGCCGATCGGGTGGAGGCCGGCGAATCAGAGGCCAAGGTGCGGCAGGAGCTGGAGCGGGATGTCTTCGCGGCGGTGCAGGCGGAGCTGGAGGCGGTGGGGCTGCGCAAGCGGCCCCGGGCCGACTCCCTGGAAACCCGGATTGATGCTCTCAAGCGAAAGTGCCAGACGGGCTATGGCTGCGGGTCGAGCTGCATCTCGATGAGCAAGCAGTGCCGCAAGACCCCCGGCGCCGGTCCCGGCCAGCAGAAGATGCAGCGCATCCTCGCCCTGGCAAAGCCAGGCCTGGCCATTCCGGCAACAGCCGCACCATCAGAGCAAAAAGCACAGCCCAAACGGGGTCAGCCTGCTCAGGCTGCCAAGCCCGCGAAGGCCGATCAGCCTGCCAATGCATACAACGTCGAGCAAGAGTTCGAAAAATCCACGAAAATCCTTGGCGAAACAATGACCGCGGCTGTCAAGCTGACGAAAGGGCCACCGCCTGGTGTTGTGAAGAAAGGCCGGATTGGAGAAAACGAGGCGGAGATTCTCAAGAAGCTTGCAGATAGTGGAGTCACGCCGCAGCTACTAGGGGTGTCGATCACAGGCAAGTATTCCAGAGGCATGGGGACCGTTCTCTCTGCCAACGGCTTTCTGGCTATGTCGCAAATGGAAGGCGTCCCCTACGTGACAATGCAGTTCACGGCTTCAGACGAAGAGAAAATCAAGGCAAGTGAAGAATACATCCGAGTCAGAAAGAAGATCCACTCTGAAGGAGTGGCGCACAACGACATGCACGCTGGGAACTTTTTTTATGACCGCAAGACTGGCAAGGGCGGCGTCGTTGACTTTGGGCTCTCGGAAATCGGCTATAGAAAAGCCTTGATAGAGGCCCTGGGGACGCTTGATGGCAAGGACTTTCAAGCAAAGAGCACAGGCATCAGTAGGGACCAGTCTCCGATGATGGCTAGGCTTTGGGATAATACGAGGAAGGTAGTGAAGACTATGGAGAAAGAGCACGGGATAAGGGGGGACTTGCCCAAGCTGAGATCAAGAGAGAAAAAGGTTGACGCCTATCTGGGCTCACTTTCTGAAGACCAGGCGCGTAAGCTGGTTGCGGCTATCTACGAGGGGCTATGAACGACCAAAAAACAAGCCAGGCGGAAAGCTACCTTGAGTTAATGGAAACGAGAAAGAATCTGCTGTTCGCAGGTGACAACGCCGCTGCGGACAGGCTTCTTGACAAGGCCCAGCAAATGCAAAAAGCTGGGCTTGTCGCGGCCGAAGAGACTCTGGCCGCTGCCTACCTCTAGCCGCGGCTCCAACCAAGCTGATCAGAGCCCCAGCAGCAGGGCCGGGTCGATCGCCAGCAGCAGGCAGATCGAGCGGAGCTGCCCTGGGTTGGGATCACGCTCACCCGAGCACCAGCGGCTGACGGCGCTTCGATCCACATCCAGCTGCTCCGCCAGGCGCTGCTGGGAGACGCCGCGTTGCTGCATGATCACCCCCAATCGTGCACCCAACAGGCGCCGCACCATTGCGTCTGGCAGGAGTGTCGGCACTGTGCGTTTATGGCATCAACAGCGGAAACGTAAGGCCGGCTGACCCATCTTGCTGGCAGCTCCTGCTATCTGCCGGTGCAATTCCGCTTCGATCGCTCCAGCCTCTCCGGCAACTGGGTGCAGACCCCTGAGGGCTTTCTGCGCATTCGCGCCACCTTCAGCCGCAGCGGCTGCCAGACCTACACCAATCCGGATGGGTCGAAGCGGGTCGAATATCGGCCCCCGGAAGAGGTGTCCCGCCCGGACTCCCTCCTCTCGATGGGCGGCCTGCCGGTGACGCTGGAGCATCCGCCCCAGCTGCTCACTCCCGACACCGTGCGGCAGCACACCCGAGGGTACAGCGGCACCCAGGTGGAATACACCGACGGGTTTGTGCATGGCGTCGTGACCCTCACGGATCGTGAAGCCATCAATGCGGTGAAGCGCGGCGATGCCACGGAGCTTTCCAACGGCTACCGCTGCGAGTACGACCCCACCCCTGGGGTGGCGCCTGATGGCACCCGGTACGACGGGGTGCAGCGCAACATCAGCGGCAACCACCACGCGGTGACCCGCAAGGCGCGAGCGGGCTCGGAAGTGCGCCTGCACTTCGACTCCGCCGATGCCGACGACCCGCCGACCGTCGCGGTGTCCACCGATCTCATCCCTTCCTTCGAGGATCCCTCCATGGCCAACCAGTCCACCGATCGCACCGATAAGGCCGGCCGCCAGGCCCCCCCGCCAGCCGCCACTGAAGAGGAGGGGATGGAGGACGACAACTACGAGAAGATCGAAGACCAGGGCGTGGAAGGCCAGATGGAGCCTTCCAGCGGCAAAGCACCCAAGCGCCGGCCCCGAGGCGATTCGGCCGCAGCTTCTGGCCGGACTGTCCCCTGGGAGGTCTACAAGGCCACCCTTGATGACCTGGCGGCTGCCGAGCTGCGGTTCGACAGCCTCTCGGAGCAGCTGAGCGAGCTGGAGCAACTGGTGGCCGAGCGGGCCGATTCCGCACCGGAGCCCGATCCTGAGCTGATCCAACAGCTGGTGGCCCAGCGCGTCGACGTGTTGGAGAAGGCCGGGGAGATCATCGGCAAGCGCGAGCGGCACGACGGCCTGACCAACCGGGAAGTGATGGAGCTCGCCCTGGAAGCGGCCGAAGTGCGGATTGATGGCCTCGAAACCCGCAGCGATGAGTACGTCGCCGCGCGCTTCGACGCCGCCTACGAAGCCGCCGACAAGGTGCCGTACAAACCCGACGCCGCCGCGATCCTTGCCCGCCAGCTGCAAGGCATCACCCCGGGCCCCCGCACCGACAGCGGCGCAGACGGCATCGCGGCGGCCGCGGCTGAACACCAGGAAGCGCTGTCAACGGCCTGGCAGCAGACCAGCAGCTGACGCCAGCTGATCCCTTCTCACCTCCTCCCCCACACGACCCATGGCCCAGACCTTCACAAACAATCCCGGCACCGTTGATGCCGGTGTCGGCCGCGACTACACGATGCTGATGGGCATCGGCCGCGTCGGCGAGCTGTTTGACATCAGCGTCAGCGACACGATCAGCGGCAACAACGAGACCAACGCTCGCATCCCCTTTGGGGTGCCGCTGGTGCGCAACGGCTCCGGGGTGCTGCCAAACTCCGCCCAGGTGATCTCCGCCGCCGGCACCAGCATCGGCCTCTCGGTGCTCACCGACGTGCAAGAGGTGGCCCATCGCCAGGCCGCCGTCCCGTATCAGGCCGGCATCCTGCCCGGCAGGGGGATCAACATCCTCAAGAAGGGCGCGATCTACATCGAGGTGTGGGAGGCCATCGCCCCCGGCAACGCCTTGCGCTACTTCAAAAGCGGCACCAACGCCGGCAAGTGGGGCAAAACGGCCAGCGCCGGCAACAGCCTGCTGCTCTCGGCCGGCAACTGGGAACTCGAGCGGGGGGCCGCGGCCAATGGCCTGGCAGTCCTGCGGATCAACACTCCCGCCCTGCTGACGTTCACCGCTGACGCCTAATCCTTCTCCCCTTCGCCCATCCCGCCTGATTCCCCTGCCCTCCCGGAGACCCATGAGCCACCGAATGGACGACGCCTACCAATCTGGGGCGTTCCTCGCAGACCAGCTTCAGCACATCATCCCCGGTGTGCTGCGTAAACCCTATCCGGAAATCGTCTACCCCAGGATTTGCCCTGTCTCATTTGAGGTGAATCCTGGTGCCACTTCGATCAAACAAGCGCTTTGGGATCGTACCGGCAGCTTTGATTTAATCAGTGATGCCGCCGATGATCTTCCCCGCTCCGGCGTGAAGATTGGTGAAATCGTCAACGAAATCCGCGAATTTGGCGGTGCATTCGATTACACCCAAAAAGAGCTGCTGGCCGCGAAGACGGCGGGTGTGAGCCTGCCCACCGAGAGGGCAGACGCCGTCCGCGATGCCTACGAGCGCCGCAACAACACGACCTGCCTATTCGGCAGAGCTGGCACCGGACTGCGCGGCATGTTGAACCACCCGGCCATTGACCGAGTGGTGGTGACTGGCAACAACAACGATGCCTGGTTCAACGATCCCAACACCACCCCCCAGCAAATGCTGGATCTGATGAACTTCGGCGTTACCCAGATGGGCCTCAACTCCAAGCAGATCGAGGTGCCCAACACCGTGCTGATGGGCCTGAGCGATTACCGCATTGTGAGCACCACCTGCCGCTCCTCCACGAGCGACACCACCGTGCTGGATCTGTTCCTGAAAATGAACACCAGCATTACATCGGTGCTGCCAATCAACGAGCTGGATCCAGCCAACAGCAACGGCAACCTTACGGCTCGCCGAATGATCATCTACAAGAAGGATCCTGAAAAGGGGAAGTTCCATATCCCCTTGCCAATTACATTCCTGCCACCCCAGCCCAAGAACCTGAAATTCGTCGTGCCGTCAATGAGCAGCTGCGGCGGTTTCATTCCGACTCATCCCCTCGCTTTCTTCTACGTCGAAGACGGCGGCTGATCCAGCCAATTTCCTGATCTCCTCATCCCCATCTCCCCAACTTCGCGATGACCACGACCCCCACCAAGCCCGGCCCCAAGGACGCTTCACCCCCGGATGCCCGGCTGGCCTCTGCCCCTGCGGAGGCCCAGCCGGCCCCTGCCAGCGAGGACGTCCAGCTGGCGGTGGTCTATACCCCCGAGCTCAACGAGGCCTGCTTGCAGAGCGTGCGGGGCGGATCGCTGAGCTGGGCCTTCGGGCCCGTCACCAACCCCACCACCCTGCGGATCAACCCGGGCCTGAATGCCCCGGTGCCCCGCGAACTGTGGGAGCGGGCGAAGCAACGCCCCGACACTCAGATCCTGATGGGCCGCGGCCTGATCCAGGAGATCGAGCTGACGGACGGCGCCACCAATGCCGACGGCCAGCTCTCGCTGGCTGCTGTGCCCCCGCCGGTGGCGATGCGGCTGATCTTCGGCTGCCGCAACACCGAGCAGCTGGAGGGCTGGCTGCGCAAGGAGGACCGCCAACAGCTCCGTGAGCGCCTGGCGGCGCGGATCAAGGAAATCAACGACGGCAGGCCCTGACATGGCAGCGCCCACCCTGGCCGAATTCCTCGACCGCTTTCCAGAGATGGAGGTGCACACCCACGTACAGCTGGAGCAGGCCCTGCAGACCGCCGGCCGGCGCTGCAGCGAGGCGGTCTGGGGTGATCTGCACGGCGATGGGGTGGGCCTGTTCGCCGCCCACCTCATCGCTGCGCGCATCCGAGAGGTGGGCGCCCAGGTGGGCCAGGCGGTGCCGTCCGCCGGCAGTGGCCTGGAGTCCACCCACTACGGGCAGCAGTTTGTCCAGCTGCAGTCCTGCCTGACGCTCACCGGCTTCCCGATCTGATGACCGTTTCCCCCCAGCCAGCCAGCGCCTACGGGCACGTCGCCAACGCCACCCTGGCGTTTGACGTGGCCGGCGCCACCCTCACGGTGGATCCGGCAACCGGCAACCTGGTGGCGGCCACGGAGGTGATCACCTACCTGGCGGCCCTCAGGCTGAACCGGAGTCGCTGGGACAAGCAGGTGGGGGTGGATGAGAGCACGTTCCCATGCTCCGGCCAGGTGCTCAGTCCCGCCCGGCTGGATCCCCGAATTGTGGGGGGCAGCAAGGCCGCGGCGGTGATCAACGGCCGCCGGGGGCGCTTTGAGCTGCAGGAGGATCTCGATGGGGATCACAACGGCCTGCCGCTGCTGCGCCGACGGATCACCGGCACCTTCCGGGTGACGGGAGGCCGCGGCGATGGATGAGCAGCTGCTGCGCGAGGTGGTGACGGAGGCCTGGGGCCAGTTCTCCGCCTATGTGGATTCCGAGCTCACGCGGCACATCACCGAGCCGAAGTGGCCATGGCCGAATGGGGAGAGCCCCAGGGACATCGTGAATATCGGCGACCTGCGGAACTCCCAGCAGATGTCGATCGATTCCAGGCCCGGGGTGATGGAGACCAAGTACCGCTATTCAGCTCCCCATGCCCCGGCAGTGCACGATGGCGCCGTTTTCAAGGCCACCAATGCCAACGGCCAGCCCCGGACCATGACGGCCCGGCCCTGGACCCGCGAGCTGCTGAAGGACCGGGTGCGGCTGCAGAAGGCCTTCAAGCTCCACTTCACCCTGGCGGCCAAGCGGCGGGGCCTCGGCGGGAACCGGGGCGGCCGGCTGCCGGCCCCGGCGCTGCCGCCCGCCGGAGGTGCTGCATGAGCCAGCCGCGCTGCCAGGTGGAGCTGGGCGCCAGCGTCCGCCAGGTGGCGGATGAACTGCGCGCGATGTTCGGCCCCTTCCTTGGCCTCTACCACCGTCCAGAAGGCCCACCGATCCAGGCTTTCTGGACGGTGGGCAAGGGGCAGGTGCGGCCCAGCTACACCGCCACCGGCATTGAGGCGGTGCTCACCCAGGCGCCGGACCGCGAGCTCCTCGGGGCGCCCACCAGGCGCATGGCAACCATGCGGACCTGGACGCTCACCTTCACGCAGTTCGACACCAGCAGCGATCTGGAGGAGGTGCGGCTGCAGGCCTTTCGGGCGTGGCCGACAGCGCCCAAGCCACGCCACCAGCCCCAGACTGACGACACCTACGAGCGACTCATCCTGGAGTTGCCGGATCCCGTCTACATCAACTCGCTGGCAGCCAGCGGTTGACCCAGCGGATCACCCCTTCTTCCCTTCTCCCTGACCCTTCACGGAAACCACCATGGCTGACATTGCGCTCGGGCAAGGCTTCGTCAAGGCGCATCGCTGCGTCCTGCTGATGACGCCACTGCGAGCCCCCTGCCGATATTTCGCCAACCGCGACAACAGCGGCTTCATCACCCGCCCCAGCTTTGACCCCGGGGACTGGCCTCGGGAGCTGCAGACCGTCAAGCAGGTGTCGTTCTCGGTCGACAACAACGACAAGGAGTTCCGGCTGATCGGCGACGGGGGCTGGAGCGATTCGGTGACCGTCGGCAGCAAGGTGAGCGCGAGCTTCGACACCTTCTTCTCGCGGTTGATCGTGCAGGGCGCCGGCGGGACCTGTCCGGAGTTCCGCGGCGACTACTCCGAGGAGTTCGCCATGGTGGAGAAGGCCCGCTACGACACCGACTCGGAGGTGTTCGTGGAGCTGTTCAAGGAGCTGGGCCGGTCCGGTGGCAACACGGGCGACTTCATCTACGACTACGCCTGTTTCAACGCCGCGCTGAGGAACTACAAAGAGCCGCAGGCGGCGGATGATCTGATCAACGTGACCTTCGACGGCATGAGCCGCGGCCGGGCGGTCTTTGGGCGGTTCAATGCCGGCAGCCAGCCGCTCGCATCGGGGGCGATCCAGAGCGTGATCCTCACCACGGCCCCTGGCAGCGGCAGCCGCCGCTATGCGGTGGTGCCGGCCGACAACGCCAGCGCCGTCGCGGTCGGCAACAACCTGACGGTGACTTACACCAGCGATGGCACCGCCCCGCTCACCCAGCTGGCGCTGGGAGCGGCCGATGGCAGCGGCTTCCGCCTCGAGCTGGCCTCCAGCGGCATCCAGATCCCGTGCACCGTCACCTTGACGGGTGGTGTGGTGACGATCAATCCGGTGGCGGACCTGGCCGCGGCCACCATCCACCGGCTGGTGGTGCGCGATGGCGCCATCACCCAGGCGGTGAACCCCTCGCTGGTGGCCGATGCCACCGGCATCCGCCGGCCCCTGGCGGGCTTCTCCACCACCTTCCGCACCGCTTGATCCTGATCAGGCAGGGGGAGCATTGGGGGCCCTGCGGGGCCCCTTTTTCGTGGCGTCACGAAAATGGCCTGAGATCAAGCGCCAAATAGAACCGCACAATGGAACTATTCCAATTGATTGCGGCAGATAGCAAAAAGATCTGTGGAGTAAAGCGCAGGGATGCTACTGCTTAAATCGCCAGCCATAATTCGCTGTAACTCTTGTTTAACGGCTAGTGCCCATCTGGATCTACGCTGAGTTAAATACATCAGCTGTGCTCTCGCATCAAAGTAGTTACGCGTCGCTTGCTGCAAAGATAAGCCATTCGGCGCACCGCTAGCCGCCCTTGCAATCTGGCCTTCAATGACAGCCCTCGTGCCACCATAACCTGTTGAAGCAAAATTGCTTTGCTCCACGGCATCAAGCTGAATACGCGCTGTTTGCACAGCCCACTGCTGCTGTTCTATGGCAACCTCAAGCCTTGGTATATGAGTGTGCATGGCGTACAGGAAAGCAACGTTTGGACTGGAGCCCTTACTAATCTCTGCGCAATGCGACTCAGCGAGATCCGCTTCGGTGGGTGCTGCCACTGTGCTTGACTGCGCACAAACCGAGTCAAGGCCACTAACAGCAGCAAAAACAAGAGCCATAGCAAGAGAAGAAAACCTTCTCACTGGTGCAACTTTTCCTGTGAAAGAAAGGGCAGAAGTGACGTGGCTTAAAAAGAGAAAGCGGTGTGGGTACATTAGTTCGTGATGGTGCAGGGTGGGATTGAGACCGCTTCGGCCCTGTTTCCCTTACTGTTGGACCGGGGGGAGGGTCGGCCCTACCCGCAAGGGCGGGCGCCGGGAGTGGCGTTGATGTGGCGTCATTCGGGCTCCGGTATCGGAGGCCCTTCCCCTTCCACCACTTGACAAAAGACGAACTGCTGTACGCTATCAAAGTCTGGCGGCGACGCTGGGCCCCACATCTGCCCGCTTCGAGCGGGAGCCATTGATGAACAGCACCCTCACCCTCAAGGGGATGGAGTCGCGCACCTGGAACGGTGTGGCGATCCAACGGCGGCCCGCCGACGGCTACGTGAACGCCACGGCCATGTGCAAGGCCTACGGCAAGGAATTCTCCGACTACCGGCGCCTTGACCGCACAACCCAGTATTTGCAAGCCCTCTCGACGTTCCTGGGAATTCCCAGGGACCTCCTGATCCAGTCGATCACCACCGGGTTGAACGAGCTGCGGGGCACCTGGGTCCATCCCCGCATTGCGGTGGACCTGGCCCGCTGGCTCCACCCGGAGTTCGCCGTGTGGATGGACGGCTGGTTCCTGGAGAGCTTCACTCCCAGGCTCCCCGCTGATGCCCCGCCGGCCCCCGCAGTCCTGCCGAAACGGTCCCGTCAACGGGAGGTGTGGGAGGTGGGTGGCCCCGGCGTAGTCGTTCCCGGCGCGGCCCTGCTCTCAGCGCAGCTTACCGTGGTGCTTGACGCCTACACCATGCACATGGAAGCCGAGCACGAGATGCTGCGGTTCCCGGGATGCCGGCCGTTCCGATCGCCCCGTGCTGCGACGAAACGCTTCCTCGAGTGGTTTGCCACCACTCACGGCAAGATCTGCCACGGACAGCTGGCCCTTTCCTCCATTGGCCTGCCAGTGGCGTCCGTGGCCGCCCCTCCCCGGCCCCCCGCGCCTTCCCGCCCGGCACCGGCAGTGCCCGGGCCGGCTCCGCGCCCCTCGCGCTATCACCAGGCTCCTCCCGCCCCCCCTTCGCCCCCGGCGCCACCGGCGCAGGCACCACAACACGACGGCTACCGCCCCGGCGATCTGATCACCGGCCCCGATCTCTCCCACCTGTTGGGCCTTGAGCCGAAGACCATCAACAAGTGGGCCGCCGCCCGCTCGATCGGTGCGGAACGCGATGGCTGGCGGCTCATCGGCCGCGGCAAGCTCTCCGCCGGCCAGCAGTGCGCCGTCTATCCGCCAGGCTGCGCCAGTTGGCTGTTCCAGAAGCTGTGAGCAGCACCCGCACCACGGCCCGGGCTCTGCGCCTGGGCCATCCCTCCCCATCGATCGATCCTCATGCCTGTTCACCCCCTGTGGTCATCGCCACCCCCTGCTGAGTGGGAGAGCGCCATGCGCGCGGAGCTGGAGGTGCTGCGCTCCACCATCCTGCGGGTGGGGCTGTTGGCCGCCGGCATGGCCTGCTCACCTGAAGAGCGATTGCGGCTCCAGCTGCTGGCCCACGAGGATCGCGCAGGGCTGACCACGGCCAACATCCAGGAGCTGCACGACCAGGTGCTGCAGATCACCCGTTATGCGGCCGTCTACGCCCAGGCGGCTGTGAGCCAGGCCGCGGCCGCTCCTGATGATCCGCGCCGGCAGGGGCAACGCCGGCAGGGGCAACCACAGACTTGAGCTGACCCCAGGGGCTGATCCATGGTTCACCGCCTGCTGCTCACCCCGATGCAGAACGTGGTGGCGATCGACTGCCGTGCGCCGGATTCCGCCGACCAGATGGTGGTGGGCATGCTGGTGGTGGAGGCGGGCACCACGGACACCGAAGTGCTGGTGACCGCCCCCCAGGGTGGTGCTGAGTTCTGGATGAAGCTGCCAGAGGCTGTGCTGAATCAAGGTCAGCGCTACGTTGGCTTCCAGATCCGTGCGGCCATCAGGCCCCTGCAATGAGCCTCGACACCGTCGCGAGTCGCCTGCTGGCGTCGTTCCGCAAGGACTATCGGATCATCGGCGGGGTGTTCCGCCTGGCGGTCTACGGCAAGATCCTGCAGGGCGAAGCGGAGCTGCTGGAGCAGCACGACCGGGAGCGCTGTGTGGGCCTCGGCAGCTTCTACCGCCTCGCCGATGGCATCGCCAAGGAGAACGGCCTGCCCATCGAGGAGGTGGACAGGATGATCCAGGAGCTGGCGAAGGCGGCGAATCCAGAGGATCCCGATTCGATTCAGGGCCAACTCCAGGCCTTCGGGCTGCTGAACAGCGACCCGCAGCGCCTGATGGCCTTCCTGGCCCACCAGGCCCAGATGGACGACCAGAAGAAGGTGCTGGCCACCACCCTGCTGATCGGCCGCGGCGAGTACCTCAATGAAGCCGGCGAGTGGGTGCGCCTCACCCCCGGCGACTGGAGCGAAGCCGACACCGCCAAGCTGCCGGCGGATCTGATCATCGAGCTCCAGGCCTTTCTGCTCGAGGAGAAGGCGGCGATGACGGCCGGGGGAAAGCCCCAGGCGTCGACGCCGACGCCGAAGCCCCAACCACAGAAGCAGCGCTCAGCCGGGAAGAGCACCGCGAACGCATAGAGGCCTTCCTCAAGACGCCCCCCACCGACTGGGACGAGATCCAGCTGGTGCTCACCAGCGGGCTGACGTTGGATCCGCGCTGGCACGCCGATCGCTTCGCCTACCAGCCGGTGGATGCGGTGCTCAAGGCCTATCGGTGGGCCTTGCGCGAGCGCGCGAAACGCGCCAACGAGCTGAGCACCACCGTGGCGCGGTTGGCCGCGATGGTGGAGGTGGCCGCCTTCCCGGGGTTGGGCAGCAAGGGCCGCACCGAGGAGCAGTTCCTGCCGTTCAAGATCACGGATGCCCCGGGCAAGAACGCCAGGATCACGCCGGAGACCGCGGCGACGATCCGCTGGCTGATCAGCAACGGGCAGATGCCGCCACGGGTGCTGGTGCTGGCGATGGAGGAGCTGGAGCGCTCCGGCTTCTGAGCATCACCGACCCAGACTGAAGCCAGGTGGTGATGAGCAGGGTTTGACCCAGAGCGGCGGCGGCGAATACAGCCTTGGCACGGCCACGCTCACAATGCGTGGCGACATGCAGCCGCTGGAGCGCGACCTGGCGCGCATGCGGGCGGTGATCGCCGACATGGAAAAGCGGGGGGCGAACATCCCCCTGGGCCCCAAGCCGCCGCCGCCACCGCCGCCGGAAACGCAGCGGGGCTACGAGGGCCTGGTGAAGACCATGGAAACCCTGCGCCGCGGCATGCAGGGCGACGGCGAGGCCTTCACCATGCTGTCGGAGCAGCTGCGGGCCTCCGGCCAGGCCGCGGCCGCTGCCGGCGGAGATGGGGGCTTCGGGGGGGCGGCTGGTGGCCTGAGCGGATTGCTGGGCATGGCGGGCAAGGCGGTGCCGATGCTGGGCCAGCTGGGCCTGGCCGCCATGGGCATTCAGGCGATCTTCGGGGGGATGAAGGGGGCGATCAGCGCTGTGCTGGGCCCGCTGGAGCAGCTATCGGCAGAAGCCGGCAGGCTGAACAAGCAGGTGGCAGAAGCAGGGATCTTCACGGCGCAGAGCTTCGCCATCCTTGGCCCTGACGGGAAACTGGTGGAGGGCACCGCCCGCCAGATGCAGATGGTGCGCGGCGCCATCCTGAAGGAGTTCAAGGGGATCCAGAAGGAAGTCGCCAACATCAATGGCGCCACCGCCAGCGAGATTTACGAGGGCTTCAACATCATCCTCACCAACATCAGCAGCCTGGGTGAGAAGGGCACCACCGAGAACGCAGCCAAGCTGGCAACAAGGCTCGCCGCCGGCATGAACACTCTTGGGGTTCCCGGCTTCCAGCTGCGATCGGAGGTGAACGCCCTGATGATGGGCAACATCGATCGCAACGCGATGATGGCCACCAAGTTGGGCATCACCGGGGAAGACGTGCGCCAGCAGCAGGCGCAGGGCACGTACTACGACTTCCTGATGAAGAAGCTGGAGAAGCTGTACGAAGGCCAGAAGGTGCTGGCGTTGAGCCTGGCGAACGTGAAGAGCAACTTCGACGACGTGAACCAGGCGATTGCGGCGGAGTCGGGGCAGCCCCTGGAGCGGGACACCGCCCAGATGATGCAGACGATCCTGGTCACCTTCAAGAACCTCCAGGGCAGTTTCTCCGGGCTGTTCAAGTCGATCGCCGAAGCGGTGGGGCCGATCATCAAGCTGCTCGGGCCGGTGGTTTCGGCATTCACCTCCATCGGGGCGATCGCCTCATCGGTGGGGCGAGTGATCATGGATGTGTTCGGGCTGGTCACGGCCGCCCTGGCGAACGACGTGCTGCCGTTGTTCACCGCGCTGGCGCGGTCGCTGGAGCTGGTGGCCAGAACGGTGCAGCTGGTGGCCGAGGGCATCGGAGCGCTGATCAACCCGCTCAAGGCGATGCTCAACGTGGAAAGCGATGGCGATGCCGCCGGGGTGACATCCTTCTTCGATCAGATCTTCCAGGGGTTCGACAAGGCCAGCGAGGCCATCGAAGGCTTCAATCAGAAGTGGTCGAAGATGGTGCTCAACACCAGCCTGTCGAACCTGCGCGGCCGGATGAAGATGCAGGGCAAGTCTGAGGAGGAGATCGCTGCGGCTGAAAACGACATGCGCGAGCGGTTCAAGCTGCAAACCGGTCTCACGGAGGAGGTGCAGCTGCGCAGCCTCAAGCTGCCACCCAACATCACCAACTACTTGGATGAGCTGAACACCAGGCTCGGCAGCGGAGCAACCCGTGCTCTCAACATCTCCAAGGCCTGGGCGGACATCAAGCAGAAGGGCTATCAGAACGAGATCAAGAGCCTGGAGCAGGGCCTCACCCTGATGAACAAGCAGCGGGAGGTGGCCGAGGCGATGAGCTCTGTGGCGGCCGCCCGGCGCGCCCTGGCGGCCCGCAGCTTCGAGCTGGGGGTGCAGGTGGCGGCATCCCCGGAGGCCAAGGCCGCGGCCGAAGCCCGCCTGGCGGATGTGAAGCTCCGGCAGGAGAAGGAAACGATCGCCGAGCGGCGCGGGATTCTCCAGACCGAGCGGGAGATCCAGCAGCGGCAGATGCTGATCCAGGAGAAGCAGATCAAGATCCAGCAGGAGCAGCTCAAGATCCAGCTGGCCGAGGCCCGGGCTGATCAGGTGCGAGTGACGGAGGCCACGCAGGCCGTGCTCAAGGCCCGGGGCAACACCTCCCCGCGCAGCCAGGAATGGCAGGGTTTCACGCGCGAGCTGAATGTGCTGAATGCCGAGCGCGCCCGCAACGACGCCCGCGTTGCCGGCGCGCAGACCGCCCTGCGGCTGGCGTTTGAGGCCGAGGGCCAGCTGGGCACCATCAACGGCCTCGAATCCCAGCGGCTGAACCTGCAGGGGCAACAGCTCGACATCCAGGGCCAGTCCGCCCAGTACACCCGTGAGCAGCAGGCCCTGCTGGCGCAGATCAGCCAGGCGGAACTGCGGATCACCAACGAGCTCACCCGCGCCACCAACGAGCAGAACAGGAAGAAGCAGGCACTGGAGAACCAGACCGAGCAGATCAACCAGCAGATCAAGCTGCAGGAGCAGCAGAGCCGGCTGGAGAAGGCACAGGCGGATCTTGCCCTCACCCGAGCGAAGGCGGAGGTGGAGCAGGCGCGACGCCTGGAGGAGGTGCAGCAGTTGCAGGAGCGGGCCCGCAATGGCGGTGGAACCGCTTCGGTGATCGAAGCGCAGATCGCGGCGGCCGCGGCCGGCGTGAGCGGAATGGAGAGCGCAGCGGACGTGCAGAAGAGGCTGTACGACGCCCGCGAGCAGCAGATGCAGCGAGAGCACCAGCTGCAGAACCGCCAGATGGAGGTGCAGCAGATGCGGGAGCGAAGCGAGGTGCGGATCCAGGAGCTGCAGCTGCGAGGCCAGCAGGTGGCGATCGGGCTGCAGCGCGCCCAGATCCTCGCCGACATTGCCCGGCTGGGGCTTGGCCAGCAGCAGGACCGCCTCAGCCAGATGGTGGCAGGCGCCAGCAGGGTGCCGAGCCTGCCTTTGCCGGTCAGCAGCAGGACCGCCACAGATGCCACACAAAGCCTGCTTCAGGCTGCGAACAGCAAGCTCGGAATCTTTGCAGGACAGACCGAGCGCTGTGCTGATGCAATCCGCGAACTCTTCAAGGTCGCAGGTATCGCCATTGGCACTACCAAGCGGGCATGGGACGGACTGGCGTCGGGGCCGCGACTGGCCAGCAGCTTCTTTGGGCAAGATATTGGCCAACGGGTCAATCGCCAGCAAGACCTCCGTCCAGGTGATCTGGTCGGCTTTGAGCGCACCTACGGCAACTGGGGGCCAGGAGTGCAAACTCACGTCGGCCTTTATGCCGGTGACGGCATGATGTACGACCACAGCTCACGCCGGGGCTTGGTGAAACGCCCGATGAGCACCTTTGAGGGGAAGTTCATGTACGGCGTGCGGCCTGATGCGTTGTCGATCGGTGCGACGACCAGCGATGTGGCCACCAACACCGCCAACAAGCTGCTAACAGCGGCTGGCCCGACTGGCGCGGCCCCCTCAGTGCCAGTGACCAGCACTGCAAACCAGGTGCAGGGCCTGCAGCAAGGCCTCCAGGGGCTGAGCACGCAGGAAAGCCGCCTCTCCAAAGTGCTTGAAGACCTGCTGCAGTGGCTCAACAAGATGGGCGATGCCCAGGCGGTCGAGCGCGAGAACCTTTCAGAGCAGCAGCAGGCGGAGCGCGCACAGTTCGAGTTCGAGCAGCGCAAGGCCATGCTCACGGCCCAGGTGATGAACACCTCGGAGGGCCGGCTGGGTGTGGCCGCTGGGGATGCGCTGAGCGGTGGCATCAGCAGCTCGCTTTCCGGTGCGCTGCAGGCCCTGCTCAGCGGCGGCGATGTGCGGCAGGCGGTGAGCGGTGCGCTGGCGCAGGTGGGTCAGACGCTGATGCAAGCCACCCTCGATGCCCTGCTGAACCCTCTGCTGTCTCAGCTGCAAGGGCAGATCTTCAAGGCGATCAGTGGCGTCGACATCAATGCCATGGCACTGCAGGGGGCGGCAGGCACCCTCAACCAGGCCGGGGGGACGCTGTTCGCTGCCGGCAATGCCCTGTTGAGCGCTGCCGGGGTGCAAGGCGCTGCGGCAGGAGCCGGCGCAGTGGGCAATGCCGGAAGCATGTGGGCGTCGTTGGCCGCCAAGCTGCCCAGCCTCATCGGCGGCCTGGGGGGCTTCACCGGCGGACTGGATCTCGCAGGAGCCTTCAGCGGCACCAGCAGCTTGATCGACTTCACCGCTGCCCCCAGTCTCGTCAGCGGCCTGGGGAGCTTCACCCCGGGGCTGGCCGGGGGCAACGAGGTGCAGTACGGCCTCGATTACCTCGTGGGCGAAAAGAATGCCGAGATCGTCCGCTTCAACAAAACCGGCGGGCGGGTCTACTCCAACCGGGCCCTCACCAAGGCGCTGGGGGTGCCGTTCCAGCGCACCCCCGGCGGCGGGGCGGCGGTTGCCGATGGCGGGGGCGACTTCCTGGGGGTGCCGTTCATGGGTGCGGGATCGACCCGGGCCGCCAGCGGCAGCCGCAGCACCCCCGGCATCCCGTTCCTGAAGGCCTCATCCGGTGGCGGCGGCGGGGGGGCAGCGGCGGGCGCTGCTGGTGGCGCCCCAGGGGCTGGGATGGCGCGTTCCTCCAGCCTGCGGCTCAGCCTGGAAACCCAGGTGATCAACGGCGTGGAATACGCCACCGTGCAGCAGGTTCGAGAAGCCGCTGAGGCCGCGGCCCAGGCCGGCCGTGACTCCGCCTACGACGGGATGCGCAACAACCCGTCAATCCAAGCCAGCCTGGGGCTCCGATGAACATCGCCATCTGCGCCTACATCTCCTTCCAGGCCGATGGCGTGGCGGTGCCCGGCTACGCCTGGCAGAACCTGTTTGTGCGCCAGACACGGTCGTATGACGGCCGGGACCATGTGTTTCAGAGCTTCCGCATCAGCGATTCGGCCGGTGCCCGCGGCGGGGATCGCTCCCAGGGCCGGCTGGAGCTGAAGCGCAATCAGCTGAGCCTGAATGTGCTGGCGGAGGCCCGCGCCAACAAGTGGAAGCTCCGCGCTGATGTGGTGGTCTGCGACGTGGCCGCCGGTGCCGATCGACGCCTTCTCTCTCGCCACCTGTGGCGGCTGGGCCCGATCGAGCGACGCAACATCATCACCGTCACCCTCAACTCGCCCCTGGATGCGCTCCGGGGCGATGCCCCCCGCCGACGGCTCACCACCGAGCTGGTGGGTCAGGTGCCGGACACCGGCCAGATCTTCATCGCATGAATCACCACGCCCCCCAACAAGCACCATGGCTGCGCTACATGGGCCTGCCCTACCGCTGGAACGGCGATCCGGATCGCCATGGCGGCACCGACTGCTTTCGGCTCACCATCGCTGTGCTCTCGCTCTACGACGCCCCCCGGCCGGCGGTGAAGCCCCAGTGGTACGCGGCAGCGAGGGGCCGCCGCTGGCAAGCGTTGCTTAAGGAGCTCCAGGCGATCAGCACCCCTGTGGCCGGTGGCATGCCCCTTGATGTGGCGCTGCTCAAAGGCGGTGAACCAATCGCCCTGGGTATCTGCGTTGCTGGGGGGCTGCTCACCACCTGCCAGGGCCAGGGCGTGCACTGGCGCCCCCTCGGCGCCTGCCAGGTGCGCCGCTGGTTTCGCTTCCTCCCCTCTTCCCCTGAACGGCCCCTGCCCAACCTGATCTCGTGACCCGACACCCGGCACCCCTTCCTGGCGACGCCTATCTGGCAGAGCTGCTCGGCTGGAGCGAAGATCAGCTGCTGCGGTACCAGGTGGAACGACAGCAGGCCGCGGCGACGGAGTTCGCCCGCAATCCCCCGGCGGCCACCTGCGGCCCCGGTGCCCTGGCGGTGGTCTCGTTGGCCACCACGATCCTGTCGGTCGGCTACAGCGTGCTCAGCACCCTGCTGGCCCCCAAGCCCCGGCGGCCCGGGCAGGTGGTCAGCAGCCAGCGCCAGGGAGAGAACATCACCGATGGCGCGCGCTATGCCCCTCGGCCGGGCTTTGACTCCACCCAGGAGGTGGCGCGGCTGGGGAGCGTCATTCCCATCGTCTTCGCGCGGCGGGAGTACCTCCCGGCCCTCAACGGCCGGCCAGAGGGCTGGTACGGCGGCTGCCGCGTTGATCTTGGCCTGGTGTGGTCGCAGCTGATCAGCCTGGGGGGTTCCCAGCTGTTCCGGGGCGTCTATGTGCTGGGTGAGGGGCCGATGGCTGAGATCGACCCGGCCGGCTTCGCGATCGGGAACAACCCCCTGCGGAGCTACGACCTCGGCACCGCCGGCGCCAACGAGGCCGCGGCACGGCTCACCCTCTACGCCCGCCTGGGTGGGGGGCGGATCCGCTCCAGCGACCGGATCGCCGGCCGCCTGGCCGCCAACGACATTGGCAACGTGGAGAACGCCGGCGGCGGCGGTGAGGCCCTGCTCCAGGCTGACGTCTTCCAGATCCGCAGCTCCGGTGGCGTGATCCGCCCGGATGCCTGTGCAGCCGCCCGGCCCAGCAGCTCCACCGCCTGCGGGCTCTACGCCACGATCGGCAATGGCCTGGGCTACCGGGTCAACCCTGTGCTGCGCCCCACCAGGCAGTACGCCACCAAGCCCCAGGGCACGGAAGGGGATCAACGGATCGATCCGGTGGACGATCCGGTGGCGCTGGGTTCGATCTGGAAGGCGCGCCGGATGTGGTCGGGCCGCAGCGGGGTGGTCTCCACATCAACCGGTATCACCAGCGGCGAGGCAAGCCTCAGCGTGGGCGCCACCTTCGAGTATCTGCTCTCGAACAGCACTGATGCTCAAACACGCCTGAAGTTCAACAGCACCAATACAGATAATGATGCTGGTGATGCCGATCACATAGAAACCTGCACGGATGTGGCCGCGGCGATCAGCAGCCGCCAGCGTTCTGCAGATGATGCGTTGGTGGTGGGCGAACTGTTCAAATGCGGCAGCTGCCTGGCGGTGCTGGAGGAACGCACACCTTCAGATGCAATCTTCTCGTCAGATGGCGACAATCAACCGGTTGGGAATGGGCAGGCAATCACGGCACGTTTCCGTGTGGTACGCGCAGGCGTTGTGTTTGTTGCGCCTGCTGGAGACATCAATCCTGATGGGACAGGGACCCTGCAGTTCCCCTTTCAGGTCAATGGCGACGTGGACTGGGACTGGACGACGGTTGATCCAGGCCCGCGCTATGCCACTGGCACCAGCCGAGGGCACCTCCACCGCTGCGCAATCGCCGATTTCACTCTGGCGAAACCGGCACGGATCATAGAGATCAGTCTGCGCAGCACTGTTAGCATTCGCGGCAATGGCTTCACCAACCTCAGACAGGTTCTGAGCTTAAAAGAGATCAACCGGCTGGCTGGCGGCGAAAAAGGAGGGGACATATTGGCAAGCGGCGACAGAATGGGCACTGCCATCTATCAAAGTGGCGCCAGGAGTTTTACAGAAGAGCGGTACTCATTTGTTCGCGTGAGCTATCGGGCGGAGGGCTCCTCCACCTTTGTGCAGCTTCCTTCCCTCTACGGAGTGCGGGGACTGACGCAACAGGCGCAATACAACTCCATTCAGCTGGAGCTTCCCAGTTCGTTGCGTTGTGCTCAGATCCGGGTGGAACCGATCAGCGGCTGGGAGATCCGTTCAGGTGCAGCCACCGGCCAACTGGTGATTCTTGACGCGAAGATGGCAGCGCTGCAAAGCATTACAGACGGTGCGTGCAGCATGCGCTATGCAGGGGAGGCCCCGTTCACCCGAGCAGCGGAGCGCTTCTCGCTGAGCTCAATCGAACCCGAGACTGACACCGGGCTGGGTTGGAGCGATAGCAACACCATCACGGATCCATGGGGGAAACTGGCCGAAGCCTTTGTCTATGACGAGATCCAAGCATCCTGCCAGGGGCCAGAGCATGAGATCGTCAACGTCAACATCATCCAGACAAACCCTACGGCTCCGACCTACCAGGACATTGCACTGGTGGGCGGAAACATTCGTTCGGCCCTGGAATTTCAGAGCATGAACCAGCTCTCAGCCCAGGTGATCGGTGGCCACATCTGCCCCACCAGGTACATCGAGCAGACCGCAGGCCCGACTCATCTGCTGCCCGACATCTGGGCTCGGCTGGCGCTGAGTCCTACGTTTGGTGCCGGTGCAGACGTCTCAGCGGAACAGATCAATTCCGCCAGCTTCTTAGCCGCGGCGCAGTGGTGCTTCTCCAGGCGGTACTTCTACGATGGCCCACTGCCGCAGCCGGAGAACCTGCGGCAGTGGGCAGCAGACCAGGCCAGCCTTCATCTGCTCAGTTTCTATGAACTGAACGGGCAATTCTATTTCAAGCCGGCTCTCACCTTTGAGCCAGTGCAGATTGTTGATCTGTTCACCGCCGCCAACATCAAGGCCGGCAGCTTTCAGAGCACCACCAGCGATGACGACCAGCGGCGGCCCATTCAGGTGAGCGGGCTGTTCCGCGATGAGCGGGCCAACAACGACATCCTCTCGCCAGGCATGTTCTCGACGGTTCGGGAGATCACCATCCGTGAGGCCTCGGCCAGCGACAGCGACCCGGTGGAGCCGCTGGACATGAGGGCCAGCTGCACCAACCGGTGGCACCTGATCGACGCCGCCAAACTCTTGATCCGCTGGCGGCGGCTGGTGGGCGATCCGATCAGCTTCGAGACCACCTACGCCGGCATGCTGCGCCCCATCGCCCCAGAAGACCACATCGCGGTGGCCTACGACGAAACCTTCAACGAGCTGTACTCCAACGGTGCCGTGCTTGCCGATGGCACCCTGGTGGCCACGGAGCCCCTGGCGGATGGCAGCTACGAGGTGCTGGCCTGGGATGGCACCACCTCATCAGGCCCCACGGTGCAGACGCTGGTGGTGAGCGGCGGCGGCACGAGGGGCAACCTGCTCAACTGCGCCTGGACGCGCACGGGACCGCCCCCCGTGAACACGTATCGCGTCATGCGGGTGACCCCCACCGATGATGGCCGCCAGCGGATTGAGGCGGTGCTGATGCCCACCGACGATGCTGGCCGGCTGCTGCTCTCCCTAGATTGGGATGAGCCATCGGCCTGGGTAATTCGCGGGTGATGAACGGCGTGCCATGCCAGATCTGATCCCCTTCCCGGCCGTTGAGCCAACGTCATTCGCGTTCGTGATGCCTCGCCATCCGGTCACGAGCGCGGTTTCGGAAAGCGGCGTCCAAGATCATCGCTTGTGGGGGACGGTGGCCGTAGATGGTGCCCTGGAATTGGAGTTTCGCAATATCAAAACCGAAGTTGCCACATTGATATTGCAAACGTTTCATGCTAGCTACTCTGGTCTGCTCCCTTTAGATCTGCCCGACATTCTCTTTGCTGGGGAGACAGCTGCCGATCGGGCATTTATCGATTCGGTAACCACTGAAGCGGGCCTGCAATGGTTTTGGCCATTGGGGCAGGGTGCACCGAACCCTCGCAAATCGCTGACATATAGGAACCGATGCACCTTGCCGGTACGGTTGGAGGCACGGCTGGAGAACACGCCCCAACCATTGCCGCCAGCGCCGATTGCATGGATTAGCCGACTTCTAACGGCAATACGAGCACCCATAACAAATGGTGGCCCACTGGGGGGCATCGCAACCAATACGAATGGTGATAGCTTTCAAGTGTTCTGGTTTGAGGCCGTAGGCGGCAGCGCAGTGAGAGTCGTTGTTGTCAAAAGGTCCAAGGCTGGGGATGTCCTGTGGACCAGATGGACATCTGGAGAATTTGGAAGCACAGTAACGTCGAGGGATGCCAGGTGCCCTCAGGTGCTTCCGTTACTTGACGGAGGCTGCATTGTCTTTGCCTGCGCAGAAACCATAGTAACGCAGCAAACGTCAACTTCCGGGCATACATACAGGTCAAGAGCCTGGCGAATCAACTCGGATGGCAGTCAGCGATGGTCTCGTGAATATGTCGGTCCGTTCACAGGGGCTTACAGGGTAGCCTTGAACAATAATTCAGCCCTGGTCTACTGTAGCGCCACTTTTATAGGCTCTGGTTCAGTGACAAGGCTCCGGCCTGCGTTGCTCGTTATTGACATCGCCTCCGGCAGCTATGTTGTTGGCAGCGGCTACCAGCTCAATGGAACTGCCTCGGATCTTCTTGCCTCGCGCAGAGACGCGCTGTTGGTGGATTCTGGTTCGGTTGTTTTAAAGGCTTCACAAGACTTGCTGCTCAGACTAAACTCCTTTGGTACTAGCGTTCTGCAGGCAGCAATCCTGACCAACCTAGAAGGCGGCATCACAGCCTTGCCGTCCGGCAGCTTCGCTTGCAGGAACGGAGCTGAAACCCTGGTGATACTCGATCCTACATTCACAGTAACAAACAGCTATCGGCATATCAACGCAATGCAAGCCAGCGGCACGCTCCTTGGCAGTAAAGGCTTTGGCATGAGCGCGTCTTCTGATGGGACCATATACCACATGGGCGACACCTATGGAAGCGGCCTATTTTTTAATGCTGGCGTCAAGATTGCTGTCTTCAGCAGCGCCGCGACGCCATTGGGCTATGGCGAGATCGGCCTTGGCTCCGGCATTGGTGGCGCGGGCAAATCTCTAGACAATGGTGGAGTGGACTTTATTGACGTCACAAATAAGCGCGGGTTAATGCATATTGCAGGAAGCGAAGCAAACGGCGCGTCATGCCGTGTTCATGCGCTGGGGTTTGACCTCGCATTACCGACTGCTACCGCAGCCAACACCACACCAGCTCGCACTCTGGACACAGGAGGATGCGGGAATACGCTCAGCCTGCGTGGATGGGATGCGGTTGGCTATACAAGTGCAACACCGCCAAGTATTACCCGGTCAATCCCGACGATTGCCATTAGCAGCGTGCTTGCAGCTGAATCCGTCGGCGGGCTTGACATGGTAGAAGCCAGCTCTCTCTTTTGGCAAAACGTGCAGCTAACTTCTTGACCAATACAGAATGCCATCGCTGCCATTCCCGCTGGGCAATGATTTGAGCCTGGTGCTTGAGCCTACCTATGCTGCTGATAGGCCTGACCCACCCCACTCACCCCCCCAGCCATGGGCGTTCGCAACACCACCCAGAGCGACGTGTACTGGAACGGTGCCCTGGTGGGGAAAATCACCGATGTGTCCGTCTCGGTCTCCAGAGATGCTTTGGACACCACTGGTGTTGGCCAGGCGGCAAAAACTAGCGCAAAAGGTCTGCGGGAATCGCAGATCAGCTGCACCCTTCTCTACGACCCCGACAACGCGCCGGCGTCGGCGATGGCAAACAGCATCTGGGATGACAATGAGCCCCCTGATACCCTGCGCATCGTCACCCGTCGGGGCTCAACACGCGGTGACTTCACCATGGAGGTGCTCACCGCGTCCCTGGGTACTCCGGTCCGGGTGCGGGAGCTGATCTCCTGCTCGCTGTCCCTCACCGTCAACGGGGACATGAGCGGGCGGTTCTGAGATGGCAATCGATGGCGAGATCGGCACCCTCACCCTCAGCCGCAGCTGGCCACCGGCGGTGGTGATCACCGACGAGGCCCTCGATGCACCGGCCAGTGTCGTTCGGCTGCGAGTGGAGGAGCCAGGGTTCCTCAACGGTGACCATGTGCTGCTCACGGCTCCCCTGGGCCTGCCACTGGATGTGCTGGGCACCGGCTATGCCAACTGCCCCGATGGGCACAGCTTCTGGGGCGATGCCGCCGCCAGCGGACCGGCCAGCCTGCATCGAGTCGGCAGCGATCCGCCCTTCTGGGGCGCTGATGACAACGCCACCTTCTGGGACCATGCCGGCACAGTGGGGCTGGCGCAGCAGGCCAGCGTCTACATCCACCGGGATGCGCTCGATCGGGCCACCTTCTACTCCAGCGAGGTGGGAGCTGTGAATGGCGGCGAGAGCAACCGTCTGCCGCTGCGCCTGGTGGGCTTCGGGCAGTTGATCCTCAGCGTCGCCAGCGACCGGAGCGGCTATGCCGCGGCCCTGCTCGCCTTGGCGCCCACCCTCCCATGCCACGCAGAGCCTGAGGTGGAGCTGAAGGACCTCGCGCCAGCGCTCTCACCTGTCATTGCCGATGCCGGCGCTGACGCGGATGAGCGGGGCTGGAAGCGCCAGGCGGATCTCTCCCGCTGGGAGCTGGAGACCGATGCCAGCGTGCTGGACCAGGGCGCCATCGGCGAGGCGTTCGGGGCGGTCGTGGCGGGCCAGGCTCGCGGCGCGGGATCGTTCGCTGGCGAGATCAGCAACACCTACCACCCAGCCGTCAGCTCCAGCGCCGCCATGCTGCGCCTCGAGATGCTCACCCACAAGGGCGCCACCGCCACCATCCGCCTGCTGGTGGCGGCTGGCTCTCGCGGCCACTCCAATGGCGAGGTGTTCATCCTTGAGGAGTGCCTCTTCTACGAGCTTGATCTGGTGCTGACCAACGTGAGGCTGTCCGCGCAGTCCGGCGACACCATGAAAATCACAGGCCAGTTCGCGGCGGTGGGTGACGTGCGCTTCGTCATCGCTGATCTATCACATCCATTGGCAGCAATGGCCTCTGCCTAGCCTGCAAGAAGCAGCAGCAGCAGATGGCCCGGATCACTTTCGCGGATGCCCTCGGCGTAATGGCCGTGCGCGGCATCCGCAACGTCTTCGGGCCCGGTGGGCAGCTGCGCGCCAAAGACCAGCTCTCGGCCCTGGTTGATGCCGTTCTGCAGCTAGTGGGCAACGCCAACATTGCCCCGGGCAATGCCGAGCAGGCCGAGCCGCTCAACAGTCCCTTCACGGTCTACGTGAACCCCCAAACCGGCAGCGATTGGTTCGTTGGGGGGGCCTACAACTGGTTCGAGGAAGCCGCCGGGGCCAGCGACGTCGCCAAGAATGCGGCCCGGCTCAGGCGGCTGGAGAACCAGCGGCTCGCCTGCGGTTACAGCCGCGAGCGGCCGTTTCGCACAATCAACCGTGCGGCCATCGAAATCATCATCGCAACCAGCAAGAGTTACTTCGCCTCAATAGCGGAAGACGCCAATGTCGAATCTCCGTGCATTGAGCTTTCGCCCGGAACCCACATTGTCTACAACGACCCCGGCAACAGCTCCAGCGCCATTGCGATCAGCGAGTGGCCGGCGGCAGGCTTCACCCCTACACCTGAGCATCTGATTGCCTTCAACCCCAACAGTGGCGGCCTGGTCATCCCCAGAGGCGCCACGGTTGGTTCACCCCTCAGCCTGCAGCAATGCGTCATCAGGCCGTCCTTCGTGCCGGCCCCAGCAGATGAAGCGGCCGACTACAGCAACCGGGTGGCGATCCTGAAGCTCAGCAGCGTCTGCCACACCCCGAGCCTCACCTTCCGCGACAAGCTGGGCGCCACATCCACCCATCACCTGCTCGACTGCATGCATGCCGCCAGCCAGGCAGATCTCGATCAGCTCTACGCCAAGGTGCGAACTGCCGTTGGCGGGGCCAACAACACGGGCAACATCTCCACCACCCTGGCGGTCGCCAGGCCGGCGGAATGGGAGACGGTGGGTCCGATCGCCGGCAGCCCTTCAGAAGCCTGGGATGGCGCCAAGGGCGGCCAACCGTTCCTCGACAACTGTGCGCTGTTCACGGAATGGGGTATGGGCGGAGTGTTCTGGGACGGCTCTCGCCTGGCCGGCCTGAAAAGCCTGGTGGTCTCCCTGTTCACCAGCACATGCGAGCAGCGTGATCTCAGCTGCTGGGAGGTCTACCGGCAGGGGGCTTGGCTGCCCGCCGCGAGCTATCAAGAGCTGATCGATGCGGAGTCCGACAACGTGCGGATGAAGCCGCAGCGGATGAGCCACCACATCACCGTGACCAGTGATGCCGAGGCCCGGCTTTCCCGCATCATCACCATCGGCGCCGGCCGTCATCTCCTGGCCGACAGTGGCGCCCAGGTGGAGTGCAGCAACTCCAGCGGCCACTTTGGCGGTTGCGTGGCGGTGGCCCGGGGCTACCGGAGCTCCAGCGTGGCCATCGACAGCGGCTGGATCCTCCGGCGCCTGCGGGTGGCCCGCAGCGTCGCCGATCAGACCGGCAACGTGCAGCAGATCACCCTGGGCGTGGTTGCGGCCATCTCCAACAGCCAGATCACGCTGGTGAATTCTCTGGCGTCGAGCGATGACCCTGCCAACCCCGCCATCCTGGCGGCCAGCGGCTTCAGCCTGCCCGCCGGCACCCTCGTGTGGGTGGACAACCCGAGCGGCGTGGACTGGCGCGCCACCCTGGCGGCCGGCGCCTGGAGCAGCGGCTCCCCGACCCGGATCAACATCACAGGGGCAGCCCTGCAGGCCGGCACGGCCGCGGCCATCGGAACCGTCAGCGGGGTGTCCCTGGCGGTCGGACAGCGGGTCTACATCCGCCGGCTCATCGACACCCGTACCACAAGCCAGCGGCGCATAACCCTCAGGTTGGCCAACACCACCAGAGGGCGGGTGCCCCTGCGCCACAGCATCCTCCAGACCCGGCCTGGCAACAGCGGAGAGGGCATCACCCGCGTGCTGGCCCCTGGCGGAGCGGAGGTGCTGGAAGTCACCAGGGCGATCGGGATCCCGGTGGAGGGGGCCGGGGTGGTACTGGCGGCGGAGATCACAATCCGGCGTTCCTGCCCTGAAGAGGTCTATGCCGCCGGCTTGTTCTACCGCCAGGGCCAGACCGTGAAGCACGCCGGCAAGCACTTCACCGCCAGGGCCACCTTCACCGCCACTGGATCACTGCCAGATCCTGCCCTGTGGCAGGAGAGCCACGTGCAGCAGGAATCGAGCTTCAACCCAGAGGATCTCCCCACTCTGGAGGCACCGGTGATGATCTTCGACACCGATACCGATGGCAGCACCGATGTGACCGCGACATGCGGCATCAACTGGAGCACCATCTACACCGCCGCCGGCAGCGTGCGCGATCAGCTGCGCAACGCCACCGACTACCGAGGTGCCCTGGCCCTGCTGCTGGCCCTGGGCTTCTCCTCCGCAGATGCGCACAGCGCCCTGCTGCCACGCACTGAGGCCAGCCGGGAGCTTGACCCTGCTTCGGCCACCGACTTCCCAGCGGCTCCCAGTGGCGGTGCTGCCAGCGGCAGGGCCAACTGGGCTCTGGAGTTCCGCCAACCCAGCAGCATTCAACTGCTCGGGCACCGGTTCAACGCTCCAGGATTCTGGAACTACTCCCGGGCCCTGCTGCGGGCTCGCAAGCCGCTCTCAGCGCTTAATGCGTTCCATGCATTCTTCGCCGCTGTCCAGGGCGGGCGGGTGGAGGCGCAAGGCCTGAACACCGACGGTTTCGGGGTCAGCAACCAGGGGTTGTTCAACACCGACACCGGTGAGCTGACCCCGGTGAGCAGCATTGGCGTCTTGCAAAAGACGCTTCCCGATTGATTGCCGAACCTAGAGTAAAAGCATTCGGCACGGCGCCATGCCCGCTCAGGAGATCTCCCATGATCCCAACCTCCCTCAGGTGGTAACGCGCAGCTATCTGCTGCCTGTTCTGGCCACCATCTCAGCCATGTCCATCATGGCCGCGGCCAGTGCCACCATTGGCGTCTGGCGAGACGTGTCTGTGATCAAGCAAGCGCTCAGTATCGCAGTGAAGAATAGCGAAACGATAAAAGGCGAACAAGATGACATCAGAGATACTCTGCAAGATCACGAAATCCGTCTCACAAAGGGGGGGCTATGAGCCATTCCAGGCCCCAGCTCATTCGCCGCCGCGCGGCAGCCGTCTCGCCGATCCTCGGCGCTGGCCTCACCATCGCGGGCTGGGTGGTGGTGGCCAACGTCGCCTGGCAGCTGGTGGCAGGCCTCACCCAGGCCCTGCTCTGTGAGGCGCGCAGCCGGCGGCCTCTGGAATGCCTGCCGGCCTGGTCACAGATGGGCGAGATCGGCCGCAGATCCACCGACACGCTTCTGGCTCTGGTGGTGCACAGCCCGGCAGACTCCGCCGCCGCTGCGATGGGTGGCGTCGGTGGCGTGCTCCTGAGCCGGCGCAACGGCCGCTCTGAGGCCAGCGAGGACAGCCCGGAGGTGCTGAGCGGGCCGATCGGCATCGTGCCGTCCCCAGTGCGAGGCGGTGACGAATCGGAGGATGATCCGACTCCGGCATGACCCAGGCTGGGGATGGGCCGCTCCACAGACCGCCCGCTCCCAAGCCATCTGCCAAGCCACGCATGGATCCCTCGTTGATGCGCTACGCCCTGCACACCATTGCGGGGCATCCTGGCCATGAGGCCTTTTGGTCAGCGGTCGAAGCCCTCCTCAGCCCTGAACAGCGCCAGCGGCTCGCGCACCGGGGCGACATCCGGGAATCCACCTGGTCGAAGGCTCAGGAGCCGCCCGCACCAACGGCGCCGCCTGCACCCCCCGCAACCCCTCGGGCGGTTGCCGTGGCCCTGCCTCTGGTGAAGGAGTTCGAGGGCTGCCGCTTGACGGCCTACCCCGATCCGGAAAGCGGCGGGAAGCCGTGGACCATCGGCTGGGGCAGCACCAGCTATGCCAACGGCAGCCCGGTCCAACCTGGCGACGTGATCAGCCAGGAGAAGGCTGACGCCCTGCTACAACTCCGCCTGCACCGGGACTGGCAGGGCCTGATGGCAAGCGACTTCCATCGGATCTACAGCGGCCTCACGGCGAATCAACAGGCGGCCCTGCTGTCCTTCACCTACAACTGCGGCCCGAACTGGTTCGGCGCCGATGGCTTTGCGACGCTCACCCGCTGCCTCAAGGCAGGCCAGCTGGACAAGGTGCCCGGCATCTTGCTGCTCTACGTGAACCCGGGCGGCCCCAGCGAAGCCGGGCTGCGCCGCCGCCGCCGAGCTGAAGGTGCCCTCTGGAACGCTCAGTAGAGCCAGATCACTGCCGGCCGCACACCAGCGCCCGGCACGAACCGGCCACCGTTGCGCCGATCGAGGTGAATGAAGCCCCGCTGGCGGCCATCCCCGAAGCCACCAGTCCAGCGGGGCAGCAGGAAGTCGTAGAGGGCCTGCAGTGGCATGCCGATCGGGTAGATGTCCATGGCCAGGCCAGTGACATGGAAGCTGTTGAGCACCCCGCCCACCTCGCGGTTGATGGGTTCCGGCCGGTAGAAGCTGGTCACCCCCAGGGGCCGGCCCCAGGCCTGGCGGATCGCCTGGAACTCAACGGCGGTGGCCAGAATCCGAGGGATGACGGCGCTCTGGGCGCTGGGCCGCCGCCGAGGGTCGAACTGCAACACCTCGCCCACGGTGAGGCTTGGGGTCACCATGGCCCCGAAGTCGCTCCAGTCGATCGCACCAGGCTGCAGGATGGCCGCGGCCGATGGCGCTGCGGCCGGCGCTGTGGCCTGGTGCGATCGAAAGTGGGGGGAGAAGACATGCCACTGGCCGCCACCATGAGCCAGCTCCACGACTTCGTGGGCAGTGCCTGGGATCTCGCGCGTCTCCAGCACCTGAAGCCGCTTGCCGGCCGGAACCAGCACCTTCTCGTTGTCAGCCAGATCGGCCGCGGCCTCGGTGGACTTCTTCAGCCACGTGTCTTGCACCGCCTGCAGCGTGAAGAGCACCGGCTTCTCCGGCGCCTGCTGGGGCGCCGCAACGGGCGGAGTATCAGCGGCCGGCTTACTGCTTCTGGATGTCATGACGTGGCTCTGTCTTGCCTTCAGTCTGGGCATTCCGCTTCGGGCGGGGACAGCGGCGATGCGCGCGTATCCACCCCTCGGTGTGGCGCACGGCCTCATTCAGGGGCAGCGGCAACGCCAGAGTCTGGCGAGCCTGGCAGTGAAGGCACAGCATTACTGGTGGGTTGCTGTGGAAATCCAGGATGCAATGGTCAGGCATTGATCACAAGCACTAGATCAAAGTGTCGCCAAAAAGCAAGCCCATGGCTGGCGACCGATAAAGCCTTGCTGGTCATGGCTGCAGTCCTTCTGGACGGCTGTAATCAAACCGCCACCACCGGGCAGACACCCTATCTGCTTGATCATCGAACAGATTTTCACGGCAAGCGACAGGAGAACCCTGTCTATCAAAGAACACTACGGCAAGTTCCACCATCCCGTGGTTGACATAGATGTGTTGTTTCCTGCACCAACCGCTGCACGGGACGGTCTCTACCATCTCTGCTATCGGCAGGGTGGTAGCAGGACCAACTACCTGCTGACCAGTCTCTGGGTCAAGCAGAATTTGCAATGAACCTGGCGGGAAGACTCGTCCCTTGATGGGAATGCCAATCCCAGGGGAGCGAGCGATTAGGACCAGATCACCTTCGTTGATGCTCAACTTGTGCAATGTATCTTCCATTGCAATGTAGGTGCCCCATGGCCTGAGGAATAAAGAGGTTGCGTTGTAGACCGTTTTAAGGGAAACGTCTCCGCATCTGGTCAAGTGATTGACGGAGATCCACTCGATCCCGCTGTGCTCGATTCCGGTGACTGCTTCGCGAGTGATTCCCTCCGACAGATGCACCATCCAAGGGACAATGCAGTGCTCGCTCCTCACCAGGGAGACCCCCGCCGCCTCCAGGGCCTGCGGTGTGTCGGCTGAGAAGCTGACGATGGGAGATGAGGTCCGCGATGAGCTGGAGCCAGAAGGGGGTGCCATCGAAGATGTGTGCATCGGACAGGGGGATGAGAACCCAGCCAGCCAGCTGGGCGAGGGTGGTCTTGGTGATGTCTCTGGTGATGCCCCGGCCTGTGGAGTGTCCACCAGGCCGCCAGATGCCGCCGTTGATTTCGACAGCCACCTGGGCATCAGGCCAGGCAAAGTCTGCCCGGAAGGCAGTGAACTTACGCGACCGAAGCCGTTCTTGCTTCTGGTAGGAGGCCCAGGCGTCCCACACCGGCAGCACGAACTCGCGCTGAAAGGGCAGGCCAGGGAAAGACACCAGCCACTGGTTGGCAAACGCTTCTTCCAGATGACTGGTCATCCTCGATCGCGATAGGGAAGGGTCGGGCCCAGTGCATCACCATGGCAGTGGCCGGATCAGATGGGCCATGGCACAGAGCCATCACCCGCAACACGCTATGGATGGAGGATGGTTCCGTGTACTGGAGGTCGTTGTGGCGAGCCCCCAGGGCCGCTTCAATGACCCAGAGCAGGGCCTTGAAATCGTTGGCGGGAAGATGGTCAGGCCGGCAGCGCTGAAGCTGCTGCGGGCCGTAGCCGCGTTTCAGGAAAAGGGTGCCATCGGCAAACAGGGCAAACCCTGTGATGGGCTGGTTGCTGAGGGAGTCCATGAGGAAACAAAATGATGCAGATCAAGCGGTGGTAGTGGTCCTGTCGCTGCCGCTGCGATCGACCGCAATGGCAGTGCCAAGCCGCGGGCGCAGGGGAATGGGCGCCGCCAGGTCCAGCACCCCCTGATTGGGGTCATTCCGGCAGAGGCCTCGCTGGTCTTTGTTGTAAAACCAGATGCTGGACTCCCTGATCGGCTTGGGCGCTTTCACATCAACCTGATCCTTCACGACCAGGCGGTTTTCATGCCCCAGCTGCGTCACGATGATCTTCAGGGTGATGGTCCCGGTGCCGCCGTTGGCGAGCACCGCCTCACTGACCTTGGCCAGGGCGTCGGACAGCTCGGTGTGGGTGAGCCCATTGCGCTGGGAGAAAAGGAACTGCCCGAAGGGAGAAGCCTCCAGGGCTTCGTCCTCGTCAAGATTCTTGTTGATCGCGTTGTCCATGGTTTGAGAGGGAACGGGGTAAATGGGGTTTGCAGTGGAGATCAGACACACCCGTAGAAAACGGGCATCTCCAGAAGGCTGGAGACTTCGTCAATCACCTCCTTGAAGGCGTGCTCAATGGCCATTTCCGGGTCCACCAGGAGGACGGAGAGCTTAACGGCGCTGTCTACGACCCGATAGCGGAGGCGGGCCTTTACCGCGTAGGCCTTTCCGTATTTGAACAACGGCAGCGCGATGGTGAGTTCCTCTGGAATTGTGATGTCAGCACGCTCACCAGCGGTGGCTTGAATGTTTTCCTCGCGCTTCAGCTTGATGGCACCACTCGAAAGCCGCACAGCACTTTGAAAGTCGACTGTGCTTTTCGCCTGGAAGGTCTGGGCGATCTCCAAGATCGTGGCCGCGGCCGGCGACTGGAAGGATCCCAGGTTGAGCTCGCAAAACTCGGCGAAGTCTTGCTGGGCCATGTACTTGCCGCTCGCCTCCCGCCACCGAATCGCCTCGGGGCTCAACGCCAGCTTCAGGTCGGCGTTGACGTTGCCCCACTCATTGGGCTGCGCATCGAAGATCAGCCGGATGGTGCGGGCGTTTTCATTTGCTATGCAGAGGGCCTGGCTGCGCTGTGGCCGATAGGCATTATTTTCGCGGCATTCATCATCGTTGTTGCGGCCTTCGGGTCCGTTGAAGAGACCATTCACGTAAAACGTGAAACTGCGCACGTCGTGAAACTCGAAGCTCAACTCAGGATTGAGCCTTTGCAAACCTGCGCGCTTCAGTTGCTGGGGCTGGGTGAGGTCAATGGTCTCATAGCCGTGATTTGTGCGGATGGCGTAGACCTTGCCAGGAAGGAGATCCACCGGTGCCACACCCAGCAGAGTCTGCTCGATGACGGCGTCGGCCTCGGTCCGGCCTAGGCACTCCTGCAACTCGACCTTGATGTCTTGAGACTTATCCATGGTGAAAGGCAAAGAAAGGTGTTGGAAAAGTGTTGCTGCGAATGGCCTTGGTGCGGTTCAGATGGGCAGCAAGGCCTGGAGCGAAACCGCATCCCTCGACGGGGCCCGTTGCATGGGAGAGGCCGGGTTTGGCTCCACCAAGTCGTCCGCTCAGTGGCCAGCATTCCATGGGAGGCCATCAGTGCAGCACCAGCACAGGCTCAGGGGCCACGTGCTGGTGAGCGATACATGCTGCAGCTCATGGCCGTCCTTCCCCAGCACTGGCTGCGCTTGTCCGGACAGAGCTGGCATGCAACGCCAGAAGAGCTTTGATTTCCTGTAAGCGTTCAGGAAAGATGTCAAAATCTGCCATCTCCTCTTCAAGGGCGAGGCGCTTTTCCTTGCTGAGCCATCCCGGCGGTGGACGCTTTGGGCTGGTCTGCACATCTCCGCCAGCCCCTGCAGGCCTGGCGGGGGGCTCAGCTCGACGTCGTTGTGGATCGGCCGCTGCAGATCCTGCTTGGGACCGAAAAACTGTTTTAGAAGCGCCGGGACCATTGCCAGCAGCGTCGTCAGCACGGGCTTCAGCCAATCCCAGCACCAGTTGCAGCGCTAATCGGCGGGCCGTGGTCAGCCCTGCGGCATAAGCCTGCCCTGGCCGATCGCTTTCGTCGTCCACATAGAGCGGAACCGGCCCGCCGCCAATCGCGCCGCCAGAGATGTGAATGAGGTAGCCGGTCACGATCGGAGCGCCGGTGTCATCCAGTTCCGTGTGGGTGACGGCGCACAGACCGAAAGTGGCAGCTGTTTGCGCAACCTGCATCACCTGAGCCAGGTCTGCCCAGCCGAAGGAGACAGGAGCCCCTTTCTTGGTGGTGTATTTCGCCGACCTGTTCTCGGTCAGCGTGGGGTTTGTTGCATGCCAGGCAGCCAAGGCCTGGAACAGATCAAGCTGTTGCGAAAGCGTGGGCTTATAGCCCAAGAACTCAACCAGCCGGCGCGGCTGGTCATCCCGACCATCGCGCACTTCCTGCCGCAACTCACCAAAGGCGGTGCGCATCGCCTCAACCCGGCGGGCCGCGTCGGCCTCAAGAGCGGAAAGACGATCCGCCAGATCTTGCACGGCAAAGCCGATGGCCTGCTCATCGGCCGGCCATGGCGTCGCCTGAGCCACCGGATCAGCCGGCACGGCAGGGAATTGGCTGCTGTCCATCAAGAGCGTCCGGGATTGGGCTGGTTGCTGGTTGGCTACGCTTCGCCAGGCCCAGCAATCGAACACTAGCACCATTGTCAGAGCACTATGAACCCACTCAGCAACGGCGCCCCCTCAACCCCAGACGGCCCTCCCCTGGCCTGCATCACCCGCAACGGCACCGTCTTGGAAGTCACCGTTCTTCACGCGACAGCCGCTGACCTGCTCTGGCAGCTCCGCCAGGGCCTGGCAGCGGTGTACGGCTGCTCAGCCCTGCGCCTCACCGTGGTGGGCACCCCGATTGAGATCCAATGGCAGCGCCCCAGGGGGCCGCGCCAACGCGGCTGATGCCGGATTACTGGTCTGATGGCTTGGCGGCTTTCAGCTGGAGCTGCTTCAGCAGAACCAGGCAGGCGGCTTGTTCGTCCTCCTCCTGCAGCGGGTCCCACTGCCCCACGCCCCTGAGGACCTGCTGCAGCCTCTCCAGACGGCTCGGGTCCTTCGTGGGATACATGCTCGCGATGACCTCCCAGTCCTCCACGATGTCGAGGCCCGCGGCGGCGGCGGCCGCTCGCAGCTGGCGCGCCGGAACGCCTGTTTCTGCTGTGCTGGGTGCTGTGGCCGCCCTGGGCCATGGCGGCGGCATGAGGCGGCCGACGGCGATGGAGAGCAGCTCCTCGCAGCCCAGGGGGCCGTCTTCATCGCTGATCGTCTCGGCAGCCAGCACCAGCTCACGGAGTCGACTCTCTGCCGGTGGCTGGGCTGTTCCGGCTTTCACGTCGGCCACCCACTCGTTCAGCCGGCCCAGCTCAAGCAGAAACGTACTGGCAAGGGTGCGGTTCCTGTTGCGCAGAAACAGGTTCAGGCCACTGGCGTGCAACCGTTTGGTAAGCGCCTTTTCTCGCCAGCCAGCGTCACCTTCGGCTGGCTCTGAGATCGGCTGGCCGATCGCCTCCCAAACATGGCCGCGATGATTCACCCAGTCCCCAGGCTGGAGGGCCATGCCGGCGCTCCAGGGGGTCACAGGAACGTCGGAGGTGGCCAGCAGGGCCAGCTCCGATAACCGCTGAACGACGGCGAGGCTCCAGTTGTTGCGGCGAAGCCACTGCTGCAGCAGCACTCGAAAACGTTCCCTGCCAATCGCCTCTTTGGACAGCCAGTCGACCGCTTCATCAGCAGCCAGGGGTGCGGCGCCAACCGTCGAGCGAGATTTGCACTGCTGCTGGCTCATGGCGTTTTCTGCGCGTGTCGACTGGGGTCTGTTCCGTTAGGAACCGAACATAAGACCTACCACCAGTCCCAGAAATCCCGGGGTTCACCATCCCGTGATTACCGCCCATTCCGACCAAGGTAAGCCCACGGCGGCCGCGGCCACAGATTGAGGACACCGCTGTTTCAGGGCATCGCCAAACCGCTATGGTTGTCGTCGGCTGGTCGGTTTCCCGCCCGTACCCACAACAAAGGCCCCGCCTGAAAGACGGAGCCGATGTTGCCCTTACGGGCTGCGACCGCCAGGCACGCTCCCCAGCGAAACTGACAGCCGCAACTCTGTCATCTTACTGCATCAGCCTCTTTCTGCAGGCCTAGGGGAGTGCAAGACGCCACATCCCCCCCCCCCATTCCTGCAATGCCGAGCAATGACTTCTCAGGCGAACTTCATCGGCCCTTATTCACGCAGATTCCCTTAGAGCTTTTCAATAGCTGTGCCGAACGGGGGCGCAGACGGCTTGTGTTTGTCTACGGCTGGCTCTGGTTCTACGCAGGGAGGGCAGACAATGCATTTCCCTCAGTGCCTCGGCTGGCACTGGAGTGCGGGATGAAGGAGCGCGACATCCGCGCCGCGCTGACCACTCTGCTTGCAGAGGGCTGGATTCTTAAAACCGGCGTGAGCTCTGCCGGAACCAACGTCTACAAGGTCAGAAACGAGACCAGACGCAAAAAGCGAAGCCCCAAACCTGCAGCGGCGCAACGGAAGTCAGCCAAGCCCCTCCCCTCAGAGGGGACCCCCCTACAAGGGGAGCCCCCTACCCCTGTGGGGGAGTCCCCTGAACGGCTCCCCCTCCCCCCAGGGGGGACTCCCCCACAGGGGGACCCAATCAAGAAACCCTTAAACGAAGAAGAGAAAACCCAAGAAGGGTTAATACCTATTCCAGATCGATATATGTCCCAAGGCGACGAAAAAATCTCGGACGCCGCACCCTTGGTCACGACGGCTGAAGCCGTCGCGACAGATCGCGAAGTCGTGGTAACGTCAGCTCAGAACGACGCTCCCCAGCGACATGCGCCCCTGGCTGCCGCCGATCCCGGTACCCGTCCACCCGAGCAGTCCCCTGCCCAGCAGGCGGCTCTCCCCGATTTCCTTAAGCCCCACCGCCCCCTTTTGGTGGAGTGGGCCCGGCAGCGCCGGAGCAAGCACCCCACTGCCCCTGCAATCCACGGCATCAGCCCGGCGGATCTCCAAGCGATCCACCACGCCCATGCCCTGGGGGTGCTTCAGCCATTTCTCGAGGCGGCCGCCGCCTCCGGTCGCAAATCACTGGCGACGGGATACCGCCGCCAGTGTGAGCAGCTGCGAGCAGGCCCTGAGGCGTCTGCTGCCTTCGATGCTCTCAGAAGCGCCTACCTGGCGGCGCCGCGGCGGGTCACATCCCAGTCTCTGCCGGACGCCCAGCGTGAGCTGGCCTCTGTCCTGGCCGAGGGCTACACCATCGACCAGCTGCTGGGCGCCCTGGCTGCTGAGATTCGAGCTCAGGAGCAGCAACACGTCTCATCGGGGTTTGCCCCACCTCTGCCCGACATCCAGCGTTGGCTGAAGTCGCGGAGGTTTGCCGCCTACATCCAGCAGAACCAGCCAACAACCGCCTCCACTGCAGCCGATTTCGTGGTCCCCGTCGATCCCGAGACCGGTGCACCCGACCCGTTCGCTTACCACCGTCAGCAACTCAGCAGGCAATGACATCTGCCATCACCCCCATCTCGCGCTCCGGCGCTCTGGCCCCAGAGCGCAACGATGAGCGCTCTCTGGCCCCGCACAAGCGCCGTCCAGCGGCAGGCCCTGCTTTTGTGATACCGGGCTACGCATGTTTTGCCTGTGCCGACACCGGCATCGTCAGCAACTTTGATCGGGCGATCAATGCGTTTGTTTCCGACTACGACGTTCTCCCCAGTGGGGAGATCATGCCGGGGTCGGATCCGGCGATCATCTGCTGCTGCATGGCCGCCTACCCCACCTCCGGCTTCGGCTATCGCGATTCCTCCGGGCCGCGGCGCATCGAGACCGCCTGCGGCCCACGCGCGATCGGCTGTGACTTGGATCCGCAGGCTGTGCAGACCATTCATCGCGAACGCCGCGCCAGAGCGCTTGCAGGGGTTAAGGCCACAGCAGAGCAAGTGAGGCGCCTCAGGCTTTCCACCCAGGAGCAGGTGGCCGGCCTCCTCCCGTCCCTTGAGAACAGCTGATGGCCAGCCATCACATCACACCGGCGCACTCTCACCCCCCGCTGGGCGCGCAGGTGGCGATCACGACCCCCGGCGCTGCCTCGCATTACCTCGCCCTGGTGGACAGCTACCTGGGCCGGTACTTCTACGCCGGTGGGCACCGGTTCCATGTCTCCGACGATTGCAGCCCAACGCCTGATCACCGCAGCTGGCGCACGGCCGCGGCCATGGCGATGCTGCTGAACCCGGAGGAGTGCCAGGAAGCGGCGGCCGCTGAAGAACGTGCCCATGCCCCCGCTCACGACCCTTGGCATCCACCACCCGAGCCTGTCGGCGCTTGTGAGCCCACCGAAGCATGGTGACTCACCCCCCCCCCATTCCCTGAACCCTTCTTCGAAAGAACCCCTCAGCCATGGTGACCCTCTTGTCACGACCAGAACCCACCACGTGGTTGTCCACCCCACCGGAGCAGGCTCCCCAGCCGTGCCTGGAAGGGCTGGGCTATCGCTCCTCCAGCGGTGAGCAGCTGCTCTCCAGCCAGACGATCCTTGACCGGGTGTTCCCCCATCCGGGATCCTTGGCGCGGTCTTGCAGCCCTGAGGCTCGCAATCCATTGGTGCTGGAGGCTTGCAGCCTCTACGCCGCCAGCCGCTTCAATCCTGCGGCCGCTCCCTGGAACCCAAGCGAGGCCCGCTTTCACGGGTGCGCATCAACCATCACGGCGCTGATCCAGCACCCGTTCTGGGAGCAGATCGATGTGCTGGCCGCGCCACTGCATCTCCGCCACCGCCACCTGGCTGTGGCGACCACCGCCGAGCTGTTGGTGAGGTTTCGGAATGGTGGCGACATCGGTCTTGGCATCTGCCAGTGCGGCCAGCCCAATGAGCTGAACCCCCAGCGGGTGGCTGCCGAGATCGGTGCCGCCATCGCCCTGCTGGGAGACACCTACTCCTGGTGGCCGCGGCGTGCCTTCGTGCTGTTCTGCAGCCCAGGCAGCACCAAGGTCGAGACGATCGAGGCAGACACGGCAGTCCTGCCGTGGCTTGATGCCATGGATCTCTTCCGATCCATGGCGCGTCTGCGCAGCTGGGAGGAGCAGTTGTGATGGGCATGGGCAGATACACCGACCATGCCGGCAGGAGGTGGCTGATTACCAGCCGCGAACATGCCGGTCAGATCCTGGTGAGCTTCACCTGTTATCGAACCACCGGCCGCGGCAAGGCTCTCGATCAGACAGCGGCCTGGGGCCCCGAAGGCTGGGACATCAGCCGTTGGTTCCCGGTCTCGCCGCGGCCGGTGCCGGAGGCGATCCTGAAGATTGTCGAGCGCAAGCTCAAGGAGATGGGGCCACAGCCAGCACCGGTTGAGCACCAGGGGGTGAGCCGTGGCTGATCTATCTGTTCCGAAGGGTGTGGTTAAGTTACTGGTTGCCGCTGACGGGCATAAGATTGCATATGCTGCATCTTTTGAGAAGGGATCTTTTTCCGGCTTCTCAGAGCGCGAAAGTCAGGAGATACTTGCGAAAGACCGACTTGCACTTGCAATGCTTCAGGAGCTTGTAGCGACTCGGCTTATTGAGTGCATTGATGTCCGCTTGGCCAAAGTGATCATGGATAGACTCTGCAAAGAGGGCGGCTGCCACGTATTAACTGTTCTGATTGGACATGAGGCTGATTCATGACCCACCCATCCGCTACTGAAGAATGGGCGAGAGGCGATATGAGAAATGAAACACTGATTAACAACGAGGCCAAGGCAAGACGTGAGCCCTATGCACTCTGGCCAAGGAAGGCCAAAGCAATCTACATTAGTGAGGTTGCCGCGCTGCAGAATGAAGACCTGCGTAGCCTTGGAGATGACATGCAAGTTCAGCTAGCCGAGCTGAACGACGCTATCACAGCAGAATACGCCTTGCTTAATTCAATCCCAGCAGACGAGCCAGCATCGATAGCAGCGAAAAAACTGGCTATCAAGAAAATGTGCACAAAAAAAAGCGGCATTAGGCTAATCATGCTTGAAGCTGTCAGGCAAAGAAAGGCGCGAAACAGGGAAGCAAATAAGCCAAACCCGAAGCGCGTGCGGATTGTAGCAACACAGCAAGAGCACGACGACCTGGAGTCCCTAAACAATAAGATGCAGCACTTTAAGCGCAAGGAGCTACTTTCTGCAATTCGCGCCGAGATCGGAAGCTCTAGATTCTGCCAGCTAGAAAACCTCGCATCTCTGAGGGCTATTTCCCTGCTTGAGGAATGGGCGACTAGCAGTGGCATTCAACCGAAGCTGGTTCAACACGTAGTTAATCACGTAGTTAATAACGCATTAACCTCACTTCCTCGCAACCTATGACCAATTCTCAGAACGCCGACCGATACCGCGCCCTGTGCGCTGAGCTGTTGAAAGCGGTCGACGAAGAAGTCATCGACACGAATGATGGTCAGAGATTTCAAGCCGTTATAGATCGCGTCCGCGCAGAGCTGGCCCATATCGGGCCAATGGTGGATGGCATGCCTTGCGACTTCACGCGCACCCTGCTGCGCCCGGCCTATGAACCTGGAGACGGGAGCGCAGACGGTGCCCAGCTAGTCAATCTGGCATGGTGGCATCCGGCCATGAAACGCGACTCGCTGCAGATCGTGGTGGAGAACGCCCGCGCCATCATCGCCCGCCAGGGCCGCTCTGCCGTGGCGCCGGTGGCAGTGGAAGCCCTGCAGCGCTTGCGCAGGTGGGGTGGGTTTACGGGATCCACGGGTTACAGCGCAGACGTGGTTCTTGGTGTCGTTGACTGGATCGATGGCGGCATGACCGGTCCGCTGCCGCCTCTGCCCGACTACATCGCTGCGCGTGCCACCACCACACAGGGATCACAGTCATGAGCACCCCAACCGAGATCGCCGAGGCCATGGCCGAAGCCTACCGCGACCGCTACGACTACCTTCGCACCGGCCCCCTTGAAGATCCGATCGAGCCATGCCTCGCCGCCGCCCTGCGAGCCATGCCGCCAGGGTGTGATCCGTCGGCGGTGGTGAATGCGCTGGAGGGGTTGGGATGATCGTAATCAAAATCCCAACCATCGCCGACGTTTACCACGCAATAGCACGCTGGGCTTATCTCAACTATGCTCGGCACGCAAAAGCCAGCGGAGTCAAACCCATTGGTGTGCCTGGAAACCGAGACCCAGAAAACCCATGCTCAGCATTTGAGCCACGCAAACGCAGGATTAGCGACTGGCCCGATTGTGAAACTGATGGCCACTACCTCTGTGCCCAATGTTGTCACAGAGCAATTGCGGATGCGATGGAGGGGTTGGGATGATCGTACCCATTGCGAACTATCCAACCTCCAGTGACTATCACAAGCTCTGGGAACTGGCCCATCACGCATCTATTGTCTGCATTGTCGATCATGAGCCCGGCAAGCCGGGAACTTGTGTCAGCACTCCCTCTCCTAAAACGGGTCTCATGGCCGTGATGCAACACGAGCTGAGCCGGCGCGCATTGTCCAGGGCGGGTCGCGCCATGGGCACAAACCGAGCCATGGCACGACTGCAATCAGATCTTGCCCAGATCGAGCAGCTTGCTGACCCGATCCCGGCGCCGCCTGTGCTGGTGATCGATGAGGTGCTCCCCTCCCCTTCACCATCGGCCGCCATCCCAAGGTTTGCCCAGCTGTCGTGCCTGCGGCGTCACCGGCCCCGATGAGCGGGGTGCCCGGGAGGGAGGGGGTGAACTGGCCACAAAGCTCCATCAACTGGGTGCTCCTGGGGATCCATCAGCAGTGGATCAACAAAGCGCCGCCCGAAGAGCACCACCTGGAGGCGCTGGCCATCCCAGACGATCCGCCGGCAGAAGTAGGTGCTGACCATCCGCCACTGTTGTGAGGTGGCGCCATCCCATGCCCCCCAGCTGCTGAACGTCGCCCCCCAGTTGTGGCGGATCAGGTCGGGCGGCTCGCCCAGCTGGTCCTGCGCCAACCGCACCCGGGCCGCCAGCGCCTGCGGGGCCATGCGGGGCAGGCCGGCCTCATGCAGCCGCTGCCCCATCGCCAGGAACTCCTCCAGCTGCGCCAGCCACCGCTGCTCTCGCTCGCGTTGCAACCCTGTGCGGTACTCGCACAACCGGGCCATCTCCGGCAGCCGCCTCTGCAGCGCCTGGAACACGGCCCGCTTGATGGCCGCGGCCGACACCCACTCCCGGCGCCCATCGGTGCGACAGCGGGGGCAGGCCCAGCGATGCGGGCGGCCACAGGCGTCCCGCTGATCTGGGCGCTTCATCCGGCCGCGGCAGTTCCCGCAGAGAACCAGGCCATCGAACAACTGCGGCGAACAAAGCCCGTAGTTCGCTTGTATCAATCTCTCCGCTTGTGCCCGCTCGATCGGATCGCAGGAAAGTGAACCAGTTCGATACCACCAATTCCTCAGGCCCATCAGCGACAGTCCGCTGATCTCTGCTGCTTCTGCCCAGCAAAACCCTGTCTCCAACAGGATCCTCAGCCTGTCCGCATGCCGTTCTGGCAAGGGTTCGCAGGAACGCAAACGCACCTTTCGTCAGCGGTTCATGCCGTGACAACTACGTTCTCATCCGGCTACGTTACCCACCAGCCGCAGAATGCGTATCCATGCCGGGACGTCGCCGCCCTTCTCTGCAACCTGTCACCGCACCAACCGAGATCACGCTGGAGGCCCTGGTCCAGGACCCCAAGAACGCCCGGCGCCGCACCCAGCGCAGCACCGGGATGATCGAGCGATCCCTGCGAGAGTTCGGCGCTGCCCGCTCCCTGGTGATCGATGAGGAGGGCGTGATCCTGGCGGGCAACGGCACGGCGGAGGCGGCGGCTTCGATCGGGATTGACCGGGTGCTGGTGGTGCCGGCCGATGGCCGCACCCTGGTGGCGGTGCAGCGCACAGATCTTTCCCCGGCTCAGAAGGCGGAATATGGGGTGGCCGATAACCGCTCCAGCGACACCAGCGAGTTCGACGGCGCGGCGCTCAATGCCCTGCTGGAGGACCATCCGGACCTGGACATGAGCTCCTGGTTCACCCCCGAGGAATGGGGGGCTCTGGTGGATGGCCTCGACCCAGACCCGCCGGCGCCCCCAGCAGATCCAGAGCCGGCGAGCCTGACGGTGCAGCTCACCTTCCCTGACCAGCAGTCGCTGGTGAACTTCCAGCTGCTGATGGGTCGCCTGGCGGAGGCCCTGCCGGAAGAGGAGAGCACAGAGGCCCGTCTGGCCCGGGCTGTGGAGGCCCAGCTGGCCCAGCACGGCCGCTGAGGGTGATGGCCACCGGGCACCCGCTGTCGCCGGTCGAGCATGGCCGCATCCAGACCTTGCATCAGCAGGGCACGCCGGCGTGCGCGATCGCCGCGGCGATGAGCTGTTCGCTGAGCGCCGTGCATCAGTCTCTCGCCGATGCACGGATCGGCCGCGGCCGGGTGGGGGAGGTGCGGGCCCTGGTGAACAGCCTCCGGGCCGGGGGCGATGGCACTGTGCCTGCCCGGCTGCCACTGCCTGTGGAGGTGGTGGTGAACCGCTATCTGGCGGGGGAGAGCATCCTGTCGCTGGCCGGCAGTTACCAGGTGAGCCGCGGGGAGATCCGCCAGTTGCTGGCAGACGCGGACGTCACCATCCAGGGAAAACGGCACAGGCTCTTCCGCAATGGCCAGCCCTGGGGGGAGGAGGAGGGCGCCACCGCCTTGCGCTTGCGGGCCCAGGGCCTCGACGCCTGCAGCATCGGCCTGAGGATCTGCCGCAGCACCCGATCGGTGCAGTCCTGGCTGGAGGAGCACGACCGCCCGGTTCAGAAGGAGCGAATGGCCGCCCGGGCCCGCCGGCGGCGCGGGGAGCTGCTGCCCGATGAGCTGCCACCGGCGGAGGTGATCGAGGCCCTGCGCGCCGGCTGGCGTGGGGGCCGCACCATTGCCGCCCTGGCGCGTGAGCATTCGATCCCCACAGCTGTGGTTTCGGGGGTCCTCAAGCACTGCGGAATTGTGGTGCGGCCGGGCCCCAGGGCTCATGTAGTGGAGCTGCCTACCTTTTGAGCAGAAGGCACACCGGCGTGACCAGCAAAGGGGATGCCGGCGCGCAACGGCAGCCCCGGGACAAGCCGAAGAAAGATCGCACTCTCTCCAGGGCCGCCGAGAAGAACTATCGGGTTCACGCCCTGCTGAGCATGGCCGTGAAGAGCGGCTATGGGCCGATCGAGCTGATGAATGTGGCCACCAAAGGCTGGAAGGTCAGCCCCACCGTGGCGGCCCGACTGGTGGCCGAGGCCTACGAGCTGTGCATCTCTGGCACCAGCCTCTACGACAAGCTCCGCATGTCGGCGATCCAGGTCGCGCGCATGGAACACCTGCTGCGAACGGCGATGCAGCAGAAGAATCTAGCGGTTGCTCTTGGAGTCAACCGCGAGATCAACGCGCTGATCCTCAGCGTCAACAAATTCGAGAAGGCCCAAGAGGAGGCAGGTGATGGTGGCGCTGGCGCGACCCCGCTCACCCCGGAGGAGCAGGAAGCACAGGATCGGGAAGGCGATTTCTGATGGCCTGGGACGACGAGGCCTGGGCCGAATACGAAGAGAAGCTTCGCCAGCAGACCCCGTGTTACGCCTGGCCCCGCCAGGGGCCCGCCGGCCTGCACCTGCCGCGGAAAACGGCGGTGCGGCCCCTGCTGCGCTACGTGCCCCGGCGCGGCCTGTTCTCCCAGGAGCGTGCGGAGCAGCCCTGGGACCAGCTCCCGAAGCGCTGGCCGGACTTTGCGGCCCGCACCTACATCGCCTCTCAGGGGAAATATCTCCCCTTCGTGCCCTGGGACTACCAGCTCTCGCTGGTCCGCACGATCCGGGCCCATCAGAACACCTACGTGCTCAAGAGCCGGCAAACCGGCGTGAGCGAGACAGTCATCTCCTACATGCTCCAGCAGGCCATCCAGAGGCCGGCATGGACCGGGATCATCTTTTCTAAAACCGGTGATGACGCCTCAGAGCTGGCAGCTCGGATCAAAGGGCAGGCCGCCTCCCTGCGCTCCGCCTGCCCGCCGCTGCCGAAGGACAGCGCCCGGAAGCTGGTGTTTCAGGGCCGCGGTTCCCTCCACTTCCTGCCTCCCACCGAGCGGGCCGCCCGGGGCATCCCGTCTGCCTCAATGATCTTTTTCGATGAGGGCGCATACATCGAGAAGCTGTCTGGCATTGAAACCGGCGCCATGCCAACTCTGAAGATGCTTGGCACCAGGGCCCGTGCCGTGTGGGCCACCACCCCCAACGGTCGCAGCGGCCGTTTCCACGAACACTGGAGCACCGACCACGGCGAGGTGCAGATCGGTGATGAGTTCGTCAACGGCATCCCCACCCTGCAGTGCAGCCCTAATGGTGAGTTCGCGAAGGTCGCGATCCACTGGAGCCAACACCCGATCTACGCGCTGGATCCGGATTTTGCCGAGAACACCCGCCGCAAGTTCCAGCTCACCCAGCAGCGCTACCGGCAGGAATTCGAGCTCGACTTCGCCGCCACCGACGCCGAGGTCTACCCCCACGACCTGATCGAAGCCGCCGAGGCCATCGGCGGGCTGGATCTGCCCACCAGGGGGCACATCTACGTCTTCGGGATCGACCCCAACGGCAAGGGGAACGACGAGTGGGTCACCACGGTGCTCGATGTCACCACCAACCCCTGGCAGGTGGTGGCCCGCTTCCACGACGCCCGCCGCAGCCGCGACTACGGCCTGCAGCGCACCGCGCGCCTGATCGACCAGTTCAACCCGGAGCTGGTGCTGGTGGAGAACAACGGGGTGGGCGCCGCGGTGGCCGAATCCCTGGCCATCCTGCGGCCCGGCGTGCGGATCGACGAGTTCGCCACCAGCAAGCCCAGCAAGATCTTCATGACCGATCGGGTGCTGCTGCTGCTGGAGCAGGGCGAGTTGGGGATCCCCCCCGACGACATCTACGGCGCCCAGATGCGCAACTTCCGGCAGAAAGCGGACGGCACCCGCGAGGCCGCGGCCGGCTGCCACGACGACGCAGTGATGAGCCTGGCCGCGGCCTGCGAAGCCGGCGCCAGGATCCGGCCGATGGTGGCGGACTGGATCAACATGGTTTGAACCCTGATGATCAGCCCGGATGACGATCATCTCCATCGCCAGCGGCTTTGCTGCTGCTTCCCAAGCGCTGGTGGGATGACGTGGGTCTGTACCTGGACTGAGCGTTACGACCGGTGAACGGGCCCATGGCCGCCCGCACCTTCCGCTACTTGTGCGTTACAGTATGGGGACCGGGGGCGAAGAAGCTCCCCACCTAACACCTTCCAGCCATGCCGACCCCCACGGCCACACCGACGGTCATGACCACCACCACCGACCAATTCCCCGACCACGTTGCCGGGGATCCATATTGTCTCAATCGTGAAGAGTTTATTAGATTTGCAGGATTACAGGAGGATTACGATGCTTTCCTGAAAGTGCTGCAGCAAAAGGCGGCAGGCGGCAGACTGCCTGGGAACGGGCATAATTACGAGCCCGAGAGCCAGGCCTTCTGGGCCGCCATCGCTTCGTTTGAGGCGATGCGCAGGTTTCACTCAGATTCGGATTGCTGCGACAGCTTTGTATCTATGGAGGTTGGCCACAACGCCGCCGGGCCCTCTCAGATCGAATGGAGTTACGAAAGTACTTCAGGTACGACATTTGCCGCGACTGAATGGCGAAAGTACAACGACCCAACATCAGAAGAGGACGAGCCGGCCACATTGCCGGAGCCGATGTTCGTTGTCCAAATCCCGGCCACGCGCGACACGCCAGGTCGTACCCACTATGAAGCCCTCCGCCGGGGCGGAAGTTATCGCGACTTCTGACCCACCCACGGCCCGCCGGTGCCTATCCGGCATCCCATCCCACCGCATTGACAGCCATGTTTCGCTACGAAGTTTCCTTCACCCTCACCGGCTCGACCCGCCTGATGGTTGAGGTCAAGGCCGGCAACGCACCGTGGGAGGCGACCGATCAGGTGCGGGCCGAATACGGCGCCGACATCAAGGTCATTCAAACCCGGTGCCTCTGATGACTGACCCCACCACCCCAGACCCCTGGGCAGCCCTCAGGGAAGCCCAGCAATCGCTGATCCGGGCGGCGGGTCACATCCGCGGCCGCGAGGGCCACAGCGCTGCCTACCGCGCGGCGGCGAACGCTGCGGATCGTGCCCGTGCTGTTCTGGTGGAGAGTGGTGCCTGACCCCAGCAAGTGGGCCCGCTACCGGGCCCGGCTGGACGGTGAGCTTCCCAAAGTGCCTCTGTGCCCCGAGTGCAACAGGCAGATTCGCGGCGCTGGCCGTGATGGCCTCTGTTCTCGCTGCTGGGCGGTCACGCCAGCTGGACGGGAAGACATCAGGCAGCGGGTGGCGCGTTCCCGCTCCCGCCGTCGTGCATCAGACTGACGGCAGCAACACCCCCGCGCCCGCAGGGCCGAATCCAGAGCGGGGGTCACTCTTCAGGCAGCTTGGTGCTGTCTCTGCCAGCCAGCCAGAGCACGGCGGAGCGCACCACCTCCGCATGGCAGGGCAGGGGGGCGCACCAGCAGAGCAGCTCCAGCTCACCGGCGCGGGCCTGGGCGACCAGGCGCCTCAGCTCTGCTTCCTGCGGTGAGCCCGGATACTGCAGTTGCGCCCAGAGCCAGCGCCGATATTTGGCGATCACCTCCTCTCGGCTGCCATCCCGGCCCAGGACATAGGGATTGCCCAGCGGGCTGGGGCGCCCCACATAGGACTGGCCGGGCAGCAGACAGCCGGTTCCCCGTCGTGCGCGCCCGATGCTGATCTGCAGGGATTGGCTGTTCACGGGGGCGCGGGGTGGAGAGGGGCGGTCGGCGGCGTCGGCCGTTGCTGGACCTGGCCATGGTGAGCTGACTGGGTTGTGGCCTGGCAACAGCTGCACCGCTACCTTGTGATTTCCCAAGGACACCGCCCCCGTGAGCCGTCGGCTTGCGGGGGTTTCCCTTGGGGCTTGTGAACTGAGAGCCTCAACCGCGTGGGGCAGCAGCAGGCCCGTGAGGATCTTCCGCCTCGAGAAGCAGCGGCGAGCTGATCACCCGCCAGCGCTTCGCGAGCACCGTCTGGTGGCCCGCCAGAAAGCCTCTCACCGTGTGGTGGGACAGCCCATAGGACGCAGCGAAGGCCCGCTCCTGGCCCACAATGATTTCCCGTCGGCGGCCGCAGGTCACCTCTCCAAGGATCCACCGCGGCGCGCTGGTGTCATCGGGCTGGGCATCGGCAGAGCGCTTCACCCACCAGATCCACGTCCCCCCGGAGTTGCTTCTCGTCACCCGCCGAAGGAGTCCCCGTCTCTCCAGCTGGGCCAGCCCGCGGTTCAGGGTGGCACGATCTGTGCCCAGCTGCTCCGCCAGGTCGGTGAGCGTGGGCCACCAGTTGGGCACCAGCTGCTCGATCTGCACCAGCAAGATCACAAGCTCTGCCCGCAGCTCACGCCGCAGCTGGGCCAAGAAGGCCGGCTGAATCACCGAGGCCGCCGCCACCCCATCAGAAAAACCAGCCGCTGCCATGCCCGCCGCCGGCGCCAGAACCACCTGCTGAGCCTGATGCGCCACATGGGGGGCTTGGTGGTGGCAATCGCAAGGTTGAGTTCGAGCTCGGCAATCCGATCGGTCGCTCGCCGGATGATGCTGGCCTGCATGGCGTTCTGCTTCGCCAGGCCAAGGCAGAGCGCCGTCACCTCGCTTGGTCGGTGACGAATTGCCTGCTGGAGCTCCAGCTCCAGTGCCCGCAGCCGAAAAGCCTCCTCCGGCCTTAACTCTGGAACCATCCAATCGGCCCAGGCCATCTCAGCGGCCCTCTGATGCGACGCCCATCCGCCGCGGCGGATGCCACAACACGCGCACGGAGCGGGGAACGCCGGGGATGACCGAAATGGCCCCGGCCTTTGCCAGCTTCCGGAAATGCGCCTGCACTGTGGACGTGGAGGCCAGCCCCCGTGCCCGCATCACGTCCCGAAAGCTGGGTGGGATTTTGTGCTTCTTGATGTAGCCGCGCACGGCTTCAAGGATCAGCTGCTGCGCTGGGGTGAGCCCTCGTTCCGTCTGGATCTCGGCCGCGGCCACCAACGGCTTCCCCTTCTCCAACATGAACTCGCGACGTCGTGGCCCTGGGGCGAGCCTAACCCTGAATGGTGCATCAGTGCTATGCCGATGGTGAGAACAGGCTCAGCTGCCGCTCGACCAGCATCCCGTCGCCCTCGCCAGGGGTCAGGCCGTCATGGTTGGCCAGCACTCGCGCCAGAGCCGTCCCTTTTGCCTCCAGCCGCACCGTTGCCGCCCTGGTGAGCCCCATGGCGCGGCTGACATCCGCATGGCTCTGGCCGGACAGCAACCGTGCCATCACCTCCTGAACATCGGGCCATGGCTGGAGAACCTCCAGCACCACCTCCCAGTCGTCGTCCGTGACATCGGCGGCCGGAGCGGCAACAGTGCTGCCCCAGCTCTCGCCGTCTTCATCTCCCCCCAGGAAGGCATCGAGCGAGATCACCTGCCGGACCGCGGCAGCCTTGCGCAGCAGCAGCAAATCCGCCGCAGAAAGATCCAGGGCCTCCATCGCTTCTGCATCCGTCGGTGAGCGGCCCTCCCGGGCGGTGAAGGCCTCCACCCACTGCCGCAACCGATTCATGCTGGCCGCCCGCTTCACCGGGACCTTCACGGGGCCGGAGGTATGCAGGAGCACATTCATGCTCTGCCGGATCCACCAGACCGCGTAGGTGGAGAACGTACACCCCCGGGCCGGATCGAATTTTTCCGCCGCTCGGATCAGCCCGATCGCGCCTTCCTGAATGAGGTCTTCCACATCCAGCGCCACGATCGTGCGGATCGAGAACGCGCGAGCCTGCCTCGCCACCAGCAGCATGTTTCGCGCCACCAGCTGATCACGGGCCCGCTGCCCCGCCCGCTTCAACCCTGGAGGCGGCTGCGTTTTCCCTTTCGCCACTTGCTCCGGTGACGGCTCCCAGTCCAACCAAGCCCGGATTGCCCGGCCCAGCAGGAGCTGCTCCTCCCGCGAGGGGATGGGCAGCCGTGCATAGGCCGCCAACAGGGAATCGAGTGACGAGCCCATCCGGCAAGGGCTGGTGTTCGCCCAAGCCTATGGGCTGAAACGTCGCGAAGCCGTGATGTAGCCGACTCAGTTGGCCTAGCCTGGCCCTGTGCGCACCGAACCGTGGCGATCGGATTCCTGCAGTTTCCAGAGCAATCCGGCTACCGCTTGGATGGGGCACTCATCAATGTGCTCACCGGGCTGGGCACTGCCAAGGACCGGAACGAGGCGATCGGCGTCAAGCGCAGCCGCATCCTCTCCGAAGCTGCCGTCAACGCCCTCTACGAGCAGAGCTGGCTGATCCGGCGGATCGTTGACAAGATCCCCCAGCAGGGCACCCGCAGCGGCTGGGACCTGAGCGTGGGCGACGAGACCTCCTCCAAGATGAAGGCCGCTCTCGATGACCTGGCCGGCTGGACGGAAAAGCTCCGTCTCCGCCGGTCCCTGGCCGCGGCATGGAGATACAGCCGCCTGTTTGGCGGCGGGGCGCTGATCCTGATCGCCGATGACCGCACGCCGATCGATCAACCGCTCAACCTCCGGCGGTTGCGCACCATCCACGGCCTCTACCCGATCGATCGCTGGCGCCTTTACCCCGCCTCCGGCTGGTCAGGCCTGGGGGAACCGGAACTCTATTGGTTCTGGACCCAGAAGGATCGGGATCTCGAGCAGCTGAACGAGCAGGCTGGAGCCACGCAGGTGACCAGCAGCGGCCTGGGCATCACCGATGCCACCCAGGTGGAAATCCATGGCAGCAGGGTGATCCGCATCCAGGGGCTTCCCTGCTCCTGGCGATCCGAGCAGGAGCGGCAGGGCTGGGGAATATCGGTGGTGGATCTGGTCTGGGATGTCTTCAAGAGATGGGAGACGGGCCAGCAGTCCGCCAGCGACATCCTCCACGACTTCGACCTGGTGGTTCACACGCTGCCGGGCCTGGCCAACATGCTCGCAGCAGGGGGAGAAGACAAGCTCCGCCAGCGGCTGGAGGCCAACAGCATGGCCCGCTCCACCATCGGCGCCTACCTGCTGGACGGCAACGAAACGCTGACCAACCTCAACCGCTCCGCCGCCGGCATCGCCGACATCCTCACCTCCCTGAAGAGCGAAATCACCGGCGCCAGTGGCCTCCCGCACACCCTGCTGTGGGGCGAAAGCCCCTCGGGCCTGGGGGCTGACGGCCGCAGCGAACAGGCCGCCTTCGGGAACGAGGTGGCCGATCTGCAGGCGGAAACGCTCATGGATCCCCTCCGGCGGATCTACGAGCTCGCCATGGCCTGCTCTGACGGGCCTTGGGAAGGGAAGGCGCCGCCGGCCGACTGGGAGATCACCTTCCGCCCCACCTACACCCCCACGGAGGACGAACAGGCCGACTTGCGGCAGAAGGTGGCCACGGCCGACAGCCAGTACATCACGAACCAGGTGCTGCAGCCCAACGAGGTGGCGCTGGCGCGGTTCGGCAAGCCGCGCTTCAGCCTCGATACCACCCTGCTGAACCGCAATCCGGATGGGTCGATCCCCGCGCCGAAGGACACCCCACCGGTGGACTTCGGCGGCTCCCTTGAGGACGATCCGGCGGCCGCGGGCTCAGAGGCCGCGGCGGCCGACCAGCCTCCCCCCAGCGAGCCCTCGTTCTCCGGTGCCGAACCCGCGCCAACGCCCCCCCGCAACGATGCGGAGGAGGAGCCGTGCTGCAGCGACTGCGAAGCCCGCGCTCAGGAGCTGGCCCAGCAGATCACGGAGCACCGGGGGCGCCGGAAGCGCCGCCGCGATGAGGTGCCCCGCAACGATGCCGCCGGCCAGGTGCATCAGATCCTGGGGGTGACCGTGCGGATGGATGGGCCGGGCATCGGCCGCCTGCAGGGCCCCTATGGGCAGACCCTGCCCTACCCCGTGGCGGTGGGCCCGGATCTCAGCGGCATGTGGGAGGTGTTCGAGCCGGCCAGCGGCGCCTACCTGCTGGCCCTGGGCCACCAACACCAGCGGGGCCTTCGGGATGCCATCGGCGCCGCCGCCACCATCCGCCGAATCGATGGCATCGACCTGGTGGCCATGGGCGCAGTCTGCGATTCCTACCTTGCTGGAGAGGCCTGATGCCCTATCTCCACACCGAGGTTTCAGTGAGATGAGCCAGATGATCACCCTGCAGAAGCGAATCGACGCCCTCAGGCGGAAATGCCAGACGGGCTACGGCTGCGGCTCGACCTGCATCAGCCTTCGGAAGGAGTGCCGCACCACCCCCCGCAGCGCCATGGGGAAGGAGAGGCTGACGCGCCTGCTGGCCCTCGCCGCCGGCGGCGCCTCCTCCCAGCGCGGGATCGCGCCGGTGAAGGCCAAGGAGGCAGGGGCGATCGCCGCGGGCATCACCACCCGGCGAAGCGAGAAGGCAACCCAGCTGCAGGGGGCCCGCCAGCAGGCAGCGGCCGAGAAGGCCCGGGCGGCAGAGGCCGCGCCCTCCTCCAGCGCCAGTTCCAGCAGCACGGCGCCGCCCGGCACGCCCCGGGGAGAGGCAGACCGGGCGGCCAAGCAATTCGACCCCGACTACGAATTCGCCCGGCCGTCAGCTGTGGGCAACGTCGGCGAGGACCTGAAAGGCTCCGCCCGCCACATCCGCAATCAGTGGCGCTCCTTGGCAGAAGCGGAAGCCGATGGCTCGGCCGCGGCCCTGGTCACCAGGGACAAGCTGCTGAAGGCCGAGTCCATCGATTTGACGGAAGGGCTCACCAACGTCAACTACCTCACCCGGCTCGCTGGCCATCTGGCGCTCAAATCGTTTCCGGCGCAGCCCTACACCGAGAAGGCTTTCACGCACTACAACCTCGCCCAGATCACGGGCAAGAAAACCCCGGCGGAGATGCGCAAGCTCTACTACGACCATCTTCAGGATGTGAAGGGGATCATCGACAGGCACCGGGATGATGCTGACCCCCGCGACATGCTCGCGGAGATCTCCAGGGCCACCGTCGACCGGATCGGTGCCATCAGGGGCAATCGAGCCGAGGCCACATCCGACCGCTACAACCCACTGGCCAACTCGCTGGTGGACCTCAGCAAGAAGGCAAGCCAGGGCAGCTACGCCAAATCGTCCATCGCTGGGCAGATCAACACCCTGGGGGTTCGCCTGAGGCGTGCCAATGACGGGAAGAACATCACTGAGCTGGCCGATGTGATGCGCAACGCCACGGAGGAGATCCTGGGCGGCGCTTCCATCGACAAGGTCACCGGAGTGCAGCGGGGCGGGGTGACTTTCAATCCCGCCGATCTCTACGTGAAGAAGGCTATCCGCACCGGCGGCCGGGCTTTGGGAGTCGACGACAGCCCAGCTGGCTCCACCACGGTGCTGACTAGCCGGATGGGGATGCGGGGCCTGCAGTTTGGCAACAGCGTCACCGATGATGAGCGCGCCCACCACCTGCGCAAGACCGCCGAGGCCCTGGTGGACCTGGCGGACGTGACCGGTCTCCCCGATCGGGCCATCTCCCTCGACGGCCAGCTGGGCCTGGCCTTTGGTGCCAGGGGCAAGGGACGGGCCGCGGCGCACTACGAACCCGGCACGAAAGTGATCAACATCACCCGAAAGAACGGCGTAGGCACCCTCGCTCACGAATGGGGACACGCCCTCGATGACTACATCGGGGCGCGATCTCCGAGGGGCCAATCTTTCGCGAAGACCGGCGACATCTACCTGAGCGAGCAAACCAGCGAGCTCTACTTTGACCGCAGCGGCCGGGGCACAAAAAGCCAGGCAGACGATCCAGTCTGGAAAGCCATGGATGGGGTCCGCAAGGCCATCAAGGACACCGACTATCCCCAGACCCTCAGGGAAGGGCTGCGAGGATACGGCATCACCCCACAGTCAAGTAAAGGCCAATGGAACTATTGGACATCAGGTCGCGAGGTCTTCGCCAGGACCTTTGAGCGGTACGTGCAGCACAAGCTGAGGAGCAAGGAGCAGGAGAACACCTATCTCTCGGGCCTGGGCGGTGAAAGTCCCCTGTGGCCTACCAAGGAGCAGATCGCGAAGATGGCGCCCGCCTTCGATGAGCTGATGAGTGCGGTGGGCGCCAACACCTTCGGCGGCATGAAGCGCCGCACGGATAGCCGTGAGGAGCGGATCCAGCGGCTGATTCGCGAGGCGATGGCACTCCATCGTGATCCCTACCCTATGAAGAACAGCGTCAAGGCCTTGCTGGATTCCGCCTTGCAAACCCACATTGATGCTCTGCGCGCCCTTTGTGGCGCCTAACAAATGGCTGATCGGTCGATCGAGCTGATCGAGGAGCTGGATCAGCAGCTGCGGGGGCTGGAGGATCAGCAGCTGCGCAAGCTGCGCGGGATCTTCGATGAGGCCCTGCGCCGGACCATCCGCAGCCTCACCGATCGGCTGGAGCGGATCGCAGAGCAGCCGGAGTACGACCCGGCCACCACCCCCGGCGCATTCCTCGGCAGCACCCCCGGGGGCCCGGAGCCGATCACCCCACTGCAGAAAAACCAGGCCAGCCTCTACCTGCAGGGTCAGCTGGCTCAGGATCTGCAGGTGATCGTCAACCGGTTTCCAGCCGATCGAGCAGCCAATGCCGCCCTGAACCGCGAGCTGTCCGATCTCTACAACCGCGCCCAGGATCTGGGGACCGAGTATGCCATCGAGCTGTCGCGAGAGATGCTGCCCCCGGCCGCCGTGCTCTCCGGCCGCCACCCGGCCCTGCAGGATCCCCAGCTGCCGCCAGCGGCCCCGCCGGCCCCCACCGATGCGCCGCCGCCAGGCAGCCCGTACCAGGAGGGGCAGAGCTTCACCAGGCTGCTCAACCTGGGCGCCACCATCGCGGCCTCCGAGCGGGACTTCAAGACCCTCAGCGCCAACTACCGCCGCCAGCGCAACGCTGCCACCTCCGAGCGTGTCCGGGCCTCCAAGGACTACTTCTTCCGGTGGTGGCGCGACTGGGGCGACACCGTGCAGTTCGAGACCGCCGCCCAGCTGGCCACCGGCGTGGACAGCCGCAAGCTGGCGCGCACCCTCAAGCAGCGCCTGCCCCACATCAACGACGCCTTCCGCAACCGGGCCGAGACCGTCGCACGCACCGAGACCCACATCGCCGCGGGCGAGGCCCGAGAGCGCACCTTCCGCCGCGTCGGCGCCGGCTTCGTGCGGTTCGTGCCCACCGCTGACGATCAGGTCTGCGAGTTCTGCGCGCCCCGGATGGGCTCCCTCTACTACGCCGGCAGCGTGAAGACCCCGATCCATCCGAACTGCCGCTGCGCCCTCTCGCCGATCACCCTGGAGGCGCTGGTGATCCAGAACCAGCTGGCCAGCAGCCGTGAGGAGCGTTGGGAGGCGCAGCAGCAGGCCCTGGCCGCGGCGACCCGCGAGAAGTTCGAGCAGGCCAACGGCATCAGGCCCTACCGGCCGATCGGCGGCACCGGCGAGCCCCGGGGGCCCCAGGACTATCCGCTGATGGAGCGCACCGCCCTGCCGGCCACCACCCCCAGGCCCAACCAGGCCAACAACCCGGCGAACGGCGGCGCCAGGCCCTGGCCATCGGGGGACCCGGTGTGGACGCCCTCCAGGGGCTGGATCAACGCCGCCGCGCGCGAGGCCTACGAGGCCATGGTCATCGAGGTGGCAGGGCTGGAGGGGTGATCAGTTGGTCCAGTACGGATGCGGTCTGCAGGTCAGCTGCGACGATCCATTCAGAGACTATTGAAAGATCCGGCTGGTTTGCCATGGCGCTGTGTGTGGCTGGGTGAGGTGGGGGAGCTAGAGGGGCTGGAGGGGCGCTCAGCCCATGCGGCTGCTGCGGCTGGGCCAAGTGGCGAGAGGGGTAGTCATGGCTGGCAATGGGGGGGAGCGTGCAAGAGGGGATGGGGAAGGATCGGCCGTCGTGGGTCTGGGATGCTGCTCAGGCCTTCAGCACCCGCTGCAGGGAGGTTTGGGAGACCCCGCAGAGGTGGGCGGCAAGCCGCTGGCTCTTGCCCTGCCGCACCATCCGGACTGCCCTGGCCATCGGGTCGCTGATGTGGATGATTCCGGTGCGGGACGGGGCAAGCAACGTTGGCGGGGGTGGTGACCGGAGCGGCATTTGGGGCCGGCAAAAGTTCGGCGCCGTTAGTGGTAGCAACGGGTTTCGGCACCACGGGGGTGGTGACCATTTCGCTGGCGCCAACAAAATGGTCTGGGGCGCCGTTGCTGCCGCCGGGCAGCCCCAGGCGAGCGAGAAGCTGAAGCTGGCACTGCTGAAGCCAGGCCAGCAGCTGATGCCAGCGCATGCCGGCCAGCAAGCCCAGCGTGTACGCCAGCGCCGCCACCGCACCCACGCGGATGGCGGCAGCTTCCAGCGCGGGGCCCCAGTCGGAGGCAAGGGCCCTGGTTAGGGCTTTCAGCTCAAGAGTGATCGTGATGCTCATCGGTTTGCTGTGGTGACCCACCGAGAGCGACGCGGGCTCAATCGATGGGTTGGAAATGGTGGTGCTCCCTGACTGCTGGGAGCGGTTCGGCCCGGTTTCACGCCTATGGCCGGCTGGCGATCGGGTTGTCTCTCCCGATGATCAAAACCTACAGGCCCCTCCCTGATCCGTCAAGCGCTATCTACGCCCTATCGAAGGAAAAGGTGCTCATAGCGCATAGGCTGGCAGGGGCCTCCCCCCAGGATCCCATGCGCCTCCGTCTCGGCTACGCCCGTGTCTCCACGGATGAGCAGGCCGATGCGCTCGCCCCCCAGATCGCCCGCCTGGAGGCCGCCGGCTGTGACCAGGTGCTTTCGGACATCGAGCGCGGGAGCAATCCAGATCGGGAGGGCCTTCTCGAGGCCATGGCCATGGTTCGGGCCGGCCGGGTCGGAGAGATCATTGTCACCCGCATCGATCGCCTGGGCCGGGATGCAGCGTTCACGGATCAACTGCTGGGCCTGGCCCAGGGCATGGGGGTGATGGTGCGTGCCCTGGATGGGGGGGTCATCGAAACGCTCAGCCCCCAGGGCTTCTTGATGGCGCGCATAACCACCGGCCTGGCCGAGATGGAGTCGCGCATGCTTTCTCTCCGGATCCGGAAACAGTTCGAGCAGTACCGGGCCCAGGGCCGCCACCTCCGCCGGCGGCTGCCCTTTGGCTACGCCCGCGGCGATGGCATCCACCTGGTGCCCCATCCAGAGAACTGGGCCCATGCCCTGCGGGTGATCGAGGAGCTCCGCCGGATTGGATCGTTTGCGGGGGTGGCCTATCAGCTGCCCAGCTGGTGCCCCTGGACTCCGGCCGGCGGCAGCCTGCAGGCCTGGTTCACCAATCCAGTGATCCGCGGCCATGTTGGCCACCTGCGCAGCGGCGGGAAGGGCTGGGACAGCACGTGGGGCGAGATCTACTACGACCAGCATCCGGCCCTGATCTCTGAGGGGGCTTGGCGCGAGCTGGCAGACATGCTGCAGCGCACTCGCAACCGCTTCGCAGGCGTCCCCACCATCGATAGCAGGCATGGGCTCACCGGCCTGCTGGTGTGCCATGGCTGCGGGCATCGCCTCAGGCGCAACACCGCCCAGGGCGTTGCCTGGTGGCGCTGCCGGCATCGCCTCTGCACCAATCGCGGTGGCGTGAAGGAAACCAAGGTCCTGCCGGTGGTGATCCAAGCCTGTATCGAGTCAGCAGATGTGCTGGCCCGGGCGGCCGCGGCGCCGGTGGAGGAGGATCCGGCCCTGATCCTGAAACGCCGAGACCTGGATGCCACCCGAGTGCTGGCAGCTCGCAATCCAGCACTGGCGGCAGCGGTGAGCGCTCTGGATGCGGAGATTCGCTTGCTGGAGCGACGGGATCACATCCCCCCAGACCTGGCCGCCTACGAGGCGATGATGCGCGACCCCGCGTTCTTCACCGGCGCGACGCCAGATCAGCAGCGGGTGATCGTGGCGGCGCTGATCCAACGGGTGATGGTGGGACCTGCTGGTGTGCCGCTGATCCCTGTTCTGCGCAGTAGCTCCTGATTCGTTGCTGGAGCGCCTCTCTCAGGGTGAGGGTCACTGGCGAATCCCCCCAGCGCGCTTCGCGGGGAACAGCCGATCCGGGCATTGCGGCAGCGCAGTGGCCGGCAGCGCGCCCACGGCCAGGGGGTTGCGGCTGGGGACGGCACGGCTGGACGTGGTGATCCGGCAGACGGAGTCGGCAGCCAACCAGGAGGCCGCGGCGACAAAGGCCTGAGATCCCAGCCAGGCCATCGAGGTCACGCCGAGCGTGACGGCAAGGGTGAATTTCATCTCTGGATGAGGACGACCCAGACTGAGGATGCTCAGGATCCTAGCCGATGCGTCGAACAGGTGTACGATGCCTCGGCCTGGCAACATCGCCAACCCGCTATGTCCAAGCCCGCCCAATCCCTGCGAGAAACGGCCTCGTCGCCCAGTCGCGCCATGCGTAAAGACAGGCCAGCCTTGGCGCCCTTGGCCGGCAGCTCTGCTGCACGGATCTCCTCCGCCAGGATGGCGGCGCGTGACAGGAGATCGGAACGCAATGTGCTGGCGCTCTGCGCGGCATGCCTCCTGATCGTCTGCACTCTGACGGTCTTAACGATCTTCAGAGAGCAAGCTCGCGATCGGCTGGATCCTGCCGTCGCCCCTCTCCAGCCTGCCCACCCCTGAGATGGCAGCCATCACAGCCCTCCGCCGCCGCAACCTGAGACGCCGGCGGCCTGCTCCATGGCTTCACTGGCAGCACATCTGCGGCATTGGCATTGGCGGGATCATCCTGGTTCTGTGCCTGGCTGTGACGAACCGAGGCCCCCTGTTTTCGTCATGCTCGCCCACGTCGTTTGAGAGCTGCAGAGACGCTTGACCCTGGCTGGCCTGGCGAGGTCCCTACCCTGTGATCGCCGCATCACAGGGTAGGGACCACATGGGCGAACGTGAGTATGCCTCCGAGCAGCTGCTGGGATTTCTGGGCCAAGTTGGCCCTATCGAAGCGCAGTGGGCGATGCAAACGGCACTCGTAGCGTTGCAGGATCTGCCCGCCAGCGAGGATCACATCGCTGCCGTCCATGCTGCTCTCCATCAGGCCCTGGAGGTGGCGACTGTCGATGATGCTGGGGACGCCAGCATCAGTAGGGAAGATGTGCCTATGCCCTCGGCATCCAAAGCCAGCCGGGAAGCGAAGAACAAGGCGCCTGCCTGAAATGGACTGCCTAGCCTTGTGACATGGCACAGCCGCAGACCATCCCACTACCCAGTGTCTACGAGGGCACGACGTGGGGTGGCATCGGCTCAATCACTTTGCAAAGGCCAGCTGGCACGCCACTGAACCTCACCGGCGCCCAGCTAAGGATGACCTATCGCAGAATCGGTGAGCGTTTGGAACGGCTCACGCTGGCGTTAGGTTCTGGCATTGAGATCACGAATGCGACTGGCGGTGTATTCAAAGTGTTGCGTCAGGTGCTGCCCCTTGTGGCCGGTCTCTATTGCTGGGAAATAGTAGTCACATTGGCGGGCGGCGAGATCATCGCCCTCTTCGTGGGTACACAGGAGATCATTAAGAAGAGGGGGGCATCATGAGTGATGAAATACTCGCTGTCGTAAGCCTCAGCGAAACAATACTGGAAGCGAAGATTGATCAGAATGGCCCGCCTCAGGATGTGAGCCCCACTGCCACTCCTGTCTTCAACAGCGTGGCCCTCACGAGCCTGACGGAAGGCCAGCTGGTGTATGTGGGGCCTGGCAAGGTCCTGATCCCTCTCGCTCTGGGTCCGAACCTCTCGATTACCGAAGGCTCCCTGGTGGTCGATGGAAGCGGCGAGGGGGGCGGAGGGAATGGCACGGGGATCCAGGAAGGCGACCCCCGCCTGACGGATTCCCGCGAGTGGTCAGCGGCCACGATGAGCACCGAGACGGCGGCAGCCGGGGTGAGCACCACCCGCCTGGCTACCACGGCCGCTGTGCTCCGGGCTGCCGCCGCCGGCTGGTGGGACGCCATCAGC